ATGAAATTCGTCAGAATCAACGGCGAAAACCACGCCGGTTACGCTCTGCTTGATATCGTCGAACACAAAACCACGAGCATGACTGTCGCAGAGCTGATGGAAGCCCTGTCCAAGTGCAGCCCGGACGCATACGTTACGTTCGGCAATAACTACGATGATTATGTCATCGAAACCGTAAACCAGATTTGAGTATCAAACGAAAAGGAGAATCATCATGGATTACTTTAGCACTGAATTCATTTTCGCTTGCGGCATCATCGTTGGTGTCGCTCTGGCAATCGTAGCGCAGTCTATCTGGCATGATGTTTTCGCCGGGCAGCACGGCACCACTAAGCGCCGCTGTCACTAAGCGATGCAGCCGCAGCAAGCGTCACCGTTCGAATCTAAACAAAAAAAAGAAAGAGGTATATCGTTATGAAATCCATTCTGAAATCGCTGAAGCAATCCGCCCGTTCCATGGCTGTGACAGTCGCCGCTGTCTTTCTGATGGCCGCAATCTTTGCCCTGCCGGTTCCCACTGCAAGCGCCGCCACTACAAGCATCGATGGTCTCAAACCTGGTCTGAATGGTCATTACATCCTGACTGGCATGGTCACTCGATATGATGTGATTACTGGTCTTGATTTGCACGACAACGAAAGCACCCTGTTGTACTGTACGATTGAGGACGAATGCGGCGAGACATGGATCTATGCTTACGAACTGGGCAGTGAAGTGCCGCCTGTGAATCAAAACTTGACCCTCATTATGAATTGCAATAATACTCCCGATGATATCGACGATGACATCATCGAAGATATTCTGTGGTGCGACTGCACTGCTGAGAAAGATTGAATATGATGATCTGGCGGCATTTGCTGCCAATTGATAAAACAAAAAGAGAGGTAAACAAAAATGCTGGATGTTCTGACTATTCTTGAATATGCTCGTAAAGGTGCACTTGCTGACTATGAAAAAGCATGTGTGATGCACCGTCTACTCAATATTAAAGAGACTCAGGCGATGGTTGATAACGCATGGGAAACGGCAAAAGAGCTCACTCGTTTGATGAATCTTAAAGCAGAACAAGTTAAGCAGACGGGACGTGATACTAAGGAAGATGCTCGGAAGCGTGTAGTATCAGCTGACCGATTCGTGCAGCCTAATGAGCAGGCTCTCCACAAGCAGGTGATTGCTGAAGCACCTTACGTTCTCGTCATCAAATGGAATAATCCCATTATGGGCGAAATGGAATACCCCTTCAAGAGTTACGCCGAGGCTGAGAAGAACTTTGAGGTCGCCAAGCGTGAAGTTCACAATGGCAACGTAACCGAAGCTCATGTGTACGAACAGAGCGAAGGTCAGCGTATCCCTGTGATGGGCATTATGAGCGGCAAGCTGTAAGAGCGCCGCTCCACAAGAAGGGAAATGAAATCGAATGCTGACTGTGAAACAAGTTTTTGAATTCGCTCGTGATGGTGCGTTCGAGACGTATAAGTTTGCAACTAAGTGCGAGAATTTTGACGCAGCACATGCGCTTGCCCAGATTATCAAAGAAATTCAGAATGTCATTGACAACCTCGACAAAAAAGAAAACTATATCGCCAGCTCGAATCCAGGCACTGAAACCGCTGTTCTCTTTGCTCTGAATCTGAAAGAAGGCGATGTACAGAAGCTCAAAGCGGCAAAACGTCCACAACCAGTGCAGCAGTATCAAGTTCGCGTCACCCATTTGACGGGCGACGAACAGGTGTTGCGATTTCCGATTCTGGCCGCAGCCGGTTCTACGCTCGAGCTGCTCAAATATGAGTTGGAAGTCGGGCGAATCCGTGGGGCAAAAATCGTCAGGGTAATTCCCAGTGTCGGCATGAAAGAAACTTTGGTAAGCATTGGCGAAACTGAAGGGGAGGACACTTTCTAATGATTTTGTCAGAGATCTATCAGATGCATGACAGATTGTGCGCCGTTGTGCTGGACCCGGAAAGCGAAACTCTTACGCCGATTCGTGTCGTAAATTTGGATACGAAAGAGCTGACCCCGCAGTTTTTCAGTGATGCGAGGGCGGGATTTCCTGATGCGAAACCATTCCGACCGTACAATCCCAACAGCCTGAACTGGCTTATCATTGAAAAATATGGTCTGCTGGTTGCATCTATCAATAATCGGGGCGGATTTATCGTGTTTGAAAGTCCTGATATGATTCCTCTAACAAAATCTCTATTCAGCAAGAAAGCGAGATTGAATTATGAGAGACGTTTTTCCACCAGAGAAACACGCGATCGCCGTGTATCCGCTCAACAACTGGGGCGGGCTTGAGATCACAGCGATTGAAGAAGCGTGTGTCGAAGTCGCAATCAACAATGGTGAGCGCCGCAAGCAGGCTGGCCGCCACAAAATCTATCAGACGAACAAGGGCCATGCGTACTTCATTATGCATGGCTCTCGTTATTATCTGGACGAATTTACAAGAGTATAAGTGCCGCAGCCCGTAAGAAGCGCCGCAGCACAGCAATCGAAAGGAGCAATATGAATTATGTTCGCAACATACCTTAGTGACACGGATTCCACCTGGATGCAAGAGCGCCGTCATAAGCGCCACATTGAGTTGGCTGACCCGTACTTCCTGCCCTATAGCAGACTCCGGCCGCGTGTTCAAATCGAATTGCAGCTTCGCATTCTGACTCTGCCATTCACAGTAAAGGAGGGTGATTTGATTGTTTGAGCATCCTATTGTCTGGGTGTTCGCCGCTATGTTGTTTCTGGTGGGCGCACTCCAGCAAATCGGAACCGGCCTGTATTATCTGGGGTGTTTCCGCCGCTACAATCAGGTGATTGACACCCTAGCACGCTGGTTTGATACCGTAGATCCGATCAAAATGACGGAAACGATTCGCGATTTTTTCCTCATCTCGATCGCCCTGACTCTGTTGATTGCTGTTGTGGTCTAACCCAGCGGCTTCAAATATTACATAAAAAGCAAATCAAAATGTGTAAGCAAGAAGAGAGGTAAACCTATGTTGTATTTCCGTGTTAAGTTCGAAGCAAACAATGAGCCTATGTATCTGGGCACCCGTCGTGGAATCGAAATGTGGAGCGCCTATGCAGGTGGCGAATTGTTCACCGAAACCGAGGTCAAGAACAACAGCCTGAACTACGATTTCCTGATTCCGGTCAATGTCAATCAGCGCAAGACCCGTATGATGGGCCCGTACCGTGTGCCGACCGACGATGCAAGTATCACTCCCTGGGATTACACTGCAGACCGCCGCTATGATCGTTTCCATCCGCAGCCTACTATGACGGTTGTTCATGGTGCGAAGGTTATCACGAAGCGGCTGGCTACTCTGCATAACCGCCCGGTTACCTGTTATCCTGTTGCCCAGGGGAGAGTTCGCCGTGGTCCGTACCGCCGTGGTCGCCAGGATGGTACTCCGATGCCGCCGGTGATGTAAGAACGCTACAGTAAGTGCACTACTGGTAAAAATAACCTACATACAATGATTTCCAATCGCATCAAAGACAGGACTACAGATGATATAATCTATGAAATTTTGATGTGATTCAAAATAACGCTTTGCAGTGGCGCTCTGGTAAAAATCGGAGCAACAAACTGCGGAGCCCATGTCGGGCGACTGGTGGTACCGAGGCAGACGTAACCACATCCACCACATGCGTAGCAAATGCAATAGCACATCAAATCGAAAGGAGAACAACGCAACATGTTTGCATGGGGAATTTTCATGTCTCACGAAGCCCGCGACGAAACGATTCACGACGATAAGTTCCATTACGACCTTTTCGCTACCGAAGAACGAGCGCTCAACTATCTCAAAGAACAAGAAGAGTGGTGGCGCAAATTATATGCCGACCCTTGTATCGTAGATGCGGCCAAAAAGGAGTTCTTTGGTGGGAAAACGCCAGACGAAGCAATCCGCCTGTTCAAAGAATCTGCTGAAATTTGCGGCGAAGAAGATGTGTGGGTTCTCACTCGTGATTATCTCTCTTCGACCGGAGCCGAGATGCGTGAAAGAATCGTGGCAAAAGAATTGTCGGTACATGATTAAGAGGTGTGCAATATGAGTGATTACGCAGACGCTGGCTATCAGCTCCAGCATTACAAGATCACATTTCACGGAGAACCCGAAGGTAATTGGCTACCTCTTAGGACCTATCACCGTGCATTCACCAGCTACGATTGTGCACGAAAGTGGGCGGCTAATGTGTTGTATCGGAATCGTAAATATCGTGGCGTTAAAATTGAAATGGAATAAGAAAGGGGATTAGCGTAGCAATGCTTTTGAATATGACTGAACTTCCCATTATGAACTGGTCGCCGGAACAGCTCGAAGCAGCCCGTAAGCTCTGTACGGATGGCATCTTGCAAGACTGGGTGCTGCCTACGATTACGCCCAGCGACGCATCGATCAAAGTGAAAGACGCAGCGTGGCAGACAGCTGAATGCATCGATACGATGAAACCGGACGCAGTCATCATCCAGGGCGAACCCGTCTTTGTGGCCACCTTCGTAGACAACTACTGCGCTTCGCAGTGTTACTCTCCTTGCTATGAGGACGGTAAGTTCGTACAGTTCAGGAGGTTCTGATATGTGTCAGAAATGCAGTTGGACATTAAATAATCATATCCTCTGGAATAGTAAGGGAAAATGGCTATTCACATCAAAGGAAAACTATCTAGCAGAAGACATTGATATGAGTCTGGTTGAAAATTTTGACACTGATTATACTGCTGCATTACTTAGTATTATTGATAAGCACGGATTCGATGTATTCAATGATACCTGCGTTATGAGTGGTAATACGCCACAGGTATAAGTGCCGTTGGCGCAGAAAGGAGACCCGCAAGATGTCTGACTGGAAACTCGGTAAAGATATGATTCCCAGCGATACGATTCTTGATCCTGTCACATTCGATGACTTGATCCTGGCTCTGAAATGCAACTGTGAGCGTATCACGCCGGATGCGGTCATTATTCAGGCGACGGAGATCGTTAATCAGCGTTTGGAAGATTGGAAGTATCTGATCGAAAACAACATTGACGAAATCATTGCGCTGGCAACAGATGAACCGCTTGAAGACGCTGGTCACGATGATATCACACTCGAAGAATAACAAGTAAGGAGGTAACGCAACGATGACCATCAGTGAAGCAACAGGAATCCATCAATGCAACATCGATAAGGCCACTGGCAAAGAACTCGGTTTTCGTGAGCGCTATACTCGCTACATCGACTATCTGGGCGGTCTGGATGCGGTCAAACCGTACATCCCGTTCGAGCTTGACTATCTGATTCCGAAGTACAAAAATGATCGCCTGTTCAATAACACACCGATTTCAACCTGGGACAATGCGGCTAGATTTCGCCGTCTCGGGTCCGATGTAATTCCTACATACGGCGGCCTCTGGAACCTGTATCGCCGGCATGGAATCAATACAGAAAGTTGTGCAACCGGTGTTTGTATTTTAAAAGAAGCGGCCGCGATTCTGTGTGAACGAGCGGCGCAATAAGAGGAGTGTTAATTTGTATACGATCAAAGTAACATATCGTGCAGCAATCGCAACAAGCACGCGGCTCGATTATAAGAAGGCTACTTACCAGTTCGAATCTGTGCCGAATGATGTGGTCGATACGCTGTGTGCTGCCATTGATACAGAGTATAAGAAGCGATCAAAAGAGCAGCATGTTGTGATGATTCACCTTGAGGCGGCGCTTGAGACCATGGAGCGATTCAGAAAGCGTATGTACGTGCCGAACTCCATCGAGAGCGTTGAGATCGTTGACGCAGAAGAAAATGGCGACTAATCAACGCCTGTTAGTTGTTGAGTAAAACCCCAAACGGTTGTATAATAAAAAGGAGCGTAACAGTATGAAGTCAGTACAGATTACATACGATGCAAAAGTTAAGATCGGAACCAGCTATGAGCGCGGCGAAGCATGTACGCAGCTCGATTTCCTTGACGATAAGGTTGTGGAGAGCCTGATCGCTGATTTGAATGCGGCACCTGCTGAACAGAGTTCGCACTGGTTCGATCTGCTTCAGACGCTTACTTTTATGAACATGCTGCAAGGACGAATCTTCATTCCGACTTCAATCAAGATGATTCAGGTCGTTGCTGAGATTCCGAATTAAGTCACAAAAGAACGAGTGATGCTACAAAATTGTTGAAAACTCACTTGTTTAAAATGTTGAAAACTTAATCGCTGGTTCATTCTTTCGCTTGCAACAATAATTCATTCCTATTTCGAACTCGAACTCAATTACGCAATCGCCAATGAACAAGCGACGCGAAAATAAAATTGATGGTTATGTAGTAAGGGATTATAGGGATAAGAGTAGTTTGTAAGGAGAGAGAAGACCATTCCGGGAAAGAAGTAGAAGGAAGTCTTGGCGGCGAAGATGCTCAAAACGAGAGGAGAAAATTTTAATGGCTAATCTGACTATGGGTGTTCACGAGTTCAAACCGAGCGAGCTGGTCAAGCTGATCAAACAGTACGATTGCTTTATGATCTCGCAAGGCGGCAAGTCGTTTTTACAGATCCGGGTGCCATCCAGGTGGGTCAAACTGGAGATGGGAACCGATGGCGTAAGCTACATAACCTGCCGCAATAAGCGCAAGCGGGACGGTCATCTGTTCGAAATCTACGGTAATAAGTTCGTTTTCGACGTTGACCATAACAGCGGGCGACTGAGCGGCAACCTCAAGACGGATCTCGATGAGGCCGATTATTACGTTGTCATGTGGGGCAGCACCGATGTCCCTACGGACGATGACGAGTAAGGAGAATTCAATGCGATTTCGTAAGTTTTTCATGGCAATTGTACTGGCTGCTGCACTGATGCTGACTGGATGCGGCGGCAATTCGGAGGATGAAGATGGACACAAGGTGAATTATGCCAAGGTCTATAACCCTGACGGTACTTTGCTTGTCGAGGGTGAGTACGATTCTTGCTGGGTGTCTCATGGCACGGTTACGGTCAGAATTGACGGCGTTAAATACCAAACTGGCTACACCAACGTCGTCACGATGTGGTGGTATGAGTGAGTGCGGTAGAAGAAAGGAGCGATAAATCGTGGAAGAAATCATAATGAAAGCCATTCCTGAGCATGGCGGCGTTTCGATGTCCCGGGCTGAGCAGGAGACCATTATCACCATTGGCGCTCTGGATAAGACGGCCGATGTGTGCACCAACGATCCTGTTTACTGGCGCAAGCTTGATGCCATGTGCGAGAAACATCCCGACGAGTACAAGCTCACCAAGATCCACCGCACGAAAGACGGGCTGATCCTGTGTAAGTGGTATTCGGTGCCCCGTAAGCTGGTTCGATTCGGAACGCCGACAGCGCCTCGCGAACTGACCGATGAACAGCGTGCAGAACTTCGTGAGCGAATGAAAAAAGTACAAGCGGCTCGACAGAATAAGGCCAGCATCAATTCTCAGCCGAATTCATAAAGAGTTTGACTGTATTCTAAACATACATCATGGTTCGGTAATGAAATTACTCTACTGAGATGTGTTAGGTGTTTTTGCCTTGTAATTCTATTAGAGAAAACAGCAAGGTTTGAATCAGGAGGCGAATGAGATGAACGCAATGCCCTTCGACGATTCCGCATAGCGCAAGCAGAGTCGCCGCGAAACAGATTGAGATGAATAGCAAGTCGAAAGGTTTGCACGTTTAGGCCAAGCCAAACGGAACGAATTGTTAGAGTAAGATACCCCACCCGTGGCTGCCACTTGAGGACCGAGGAGCTCATCAGGTGACCCTACAGGGAGGAACTCACAGCGGTGCCCAAATGGAATATAGCGATAATGCGTCACCCCGAAATCCCAGCGGCGCTCGCAGCTCATCCGCAGCTCATCTACTTGCTGCCGGCTGCAGCGATCGCATGTGAGGCACAGGACTCCACAGATATTTAGATCTCAATTTGAAACAAAAGTACATAATCAAATAAGAAAGCGAGTTGAAAACTATGTTGAAAACCGGTCCTCCCATGTGAGGAATCTCGTATTTTACGAGCAGATTTGTGATGAATTGTTATCTGGTTTTACCACGATAGCACGTTCAGGCCAAGCCGAACGGAACGAATTGTTAGACCGAGGGGGCACCCCCGAGGAAGGCGGAAGACGCGTCGACTGCAGGTACCAGACATCGCTGGCCACACCAAACGGTGTCATCAGGGGAGGTGAAAGAGCCTTATAACACTTCAACCGACGCATCCAACAACCACATTTGGGCCACAACCCCTGGTTCATGAAAGATCTCCATCTCAAGCTAGTAGCTTCAGACAGATTTAGATCACAAATCGCCTATATTATAATAATGAAGGTTGTGATAAGAGCAACAAATACAAACAAAATGTAATGCTGTCATTTGTGAATATTTTCCAATTGACAACGATACGTTTTTGTGTAATACTTGTTTCAAGCGAAACACACTTTACAATACCAAACGAAAAGGATGAGGTAAAAAATGAATGCGAATGTAGTAATGCAAGTAGCCACCACCAAGCAGTTCGGTGACATGGAGATTCAGGTCTATGAGAATCCGGCGGTCGATCACACCAGAGCTCAGGATGATTTCTATATGACCCGTGAGCAGATTGGCACGGCGTTGGGATATAAGAATCCTTCAATTTCGATTGGAACGATTCACAAGCGCAATGCGGCTCGTCTCGACCCGCTTTCAGGGTTAATCAATTTGATTACCCCTGGTGGAAAACAGCAGACCTACGTATATAATATGCGTGGTGTCATGGAGATCTGCCGTTACAGCACTCAACCCAAAGCGAATGCTTTCATTGATTTCTGCTGGGATGTGATCGCCGCTCTGATGCGGGGTGAAACCGTATCGCTGAATGCCAATCAGACTGAGCTCAAGCGGCAGGAGCGATTCGACAAGATGACTCAGGCGCTGACAGAGATTCATTCTAAGATGGACGCTCTCGAAGCCGCTCGCCAGCAGGACCGCAACGCTCTCGACAATGTGTTGTTCGTCTGCAAGCAGCTGGAACGAAAACTTATCTCGATGGGTCAGCCGCAGAAGCAGCCTGAGCAGACCGCCACAACTGCCACAACCGCCGCAAAGGAAACCCACACCACTACATACAAAGGACGCAGCGAATGGCGGACTGAGATCTACAAGCTCGGCAACTCCATCGCTCGCATGACTGGTCTGACGCTGAATGCGGTTCTGAAACAGGCTTATGATTATATCGGCCGCAACTATGGCTGGTATTTCAAAGACGAACGCAAGGCGTATGTTGAGCGGGTCGGCTACATGGGTGACATCAAGAACCTCAGTGGCTTGGATATCATCGAGGACAGCGAAACGTGGAAGTCGATCTTTATGTCGATCATGAAGGATCGGTATGATAACGAAAAGCACGACGCTGAGGTCCGAAAGGGGATTAAGTCGGCACTCACCAAGAAACCGCCTATGATCCCTGCTGATATGATTCCTACTCGCCATAGGGTAGAACCCGCTCCTGAGGTCGTTGCTGAAGAATCCGCACCGGTCGTTGTGGCCGAGGCTCACGCAGTCGAGATTGAAACACCGGCGGCTGAAACACCGGCAGTCGAAGCTCCTGCGGTTGAAGAGCCGAAAAAGAAATATTATTACTACAAGCCGAGTATCACGCTTCCGATCGTTGAGCCCATTGCAAAAAAGCTGGGCGATAAGACGCTTGGGTATTGGGTTACCTATGCAAAGATCTATGACGCGATCGGCACTGCAAAGATGGACCGAATGCGTAAAGCGTATGTACGTTCTCACAATAAGCCGCCTAAGTCTACTCCTGATATCTTCCAGAATTCTGATAAGAACATGAAAGTGTTTAAGGAGGCTGCAAAGATCGTGGCGGCAGCTATCTAAGCTATCTACTTCCTCCATTAGCCTTTGAGGCTGGCAGCCGGGAAAGACCGGCATATAACCAGGTGTAGCTCAATTGGCAGAGCGCGTGCTTTGGGAGCATGAGGCAGCAGGATCGTAACCTGTCACTTGGACCATAGCATAGGGCTTTATCCTTTCTCCCTGTGCAAAAAAAGCGAAGTTTTTCTCTTTCACTTTTCCTTTTTCTTCGCTCGTGGCTGAAAATGCCGGGCAGGTACGATAACCCTGCTTTGATATGGAGCTGATGGTCGTACAACAGTTCGATTCTGTTGGGCTCCAGCTAGGTTCGATGCAGCGGCGTAGTGTAGTACAAAGCTGCTGGGGTGGCGCAATTCCACCGTGGGTGATCATACTCCCCCTCTGACACACCCATAACGCTTATATCCGAAAATATGCGAACAGACTGCGACGAGGTAGCTCCTCGTGGAGTGATGGTCTGGTGACAATATGAGTAGGCTATTGGATGACCTGAGTTGTGGTCTAGCCTAGTCGGTGCCCAGACTGGCGGAGAGTGATTTAAAGGGCAGCCTTTGAGGATGGGCACCATAAGAGACCAATTCGCTTATGTGTTGTATCCGCTGACGCGACTGAGTATTGCGCAAACTTTGTAAGCCGCTTGCTCCTCGCCGATGCCGTTACATGGTTAAATCCTTCTCTCTGGGACGTTAGCTTAGTTGGTTAAAGCTCCTGGCTCATAACCGGGTGATGAGGTTAATTCTTCACGGGGGTTCGAATCCCTCACGTCCCACCAAATGTGTACGAATATCAACAAGTAAAATGAGGCTGCGAAAATGGAAACAGAAAAAAAGTTTGAAATCTGCACTAAGACTACTGTTTATTTGACCCAGCAGGACATCGACGACATCATGGTGGCTGCCCTCGAAGGTGGCATCAACTACTGGTGCTGGCGCGTTGTCGTGCAGGGTGACTACCTCGGTGAGTACGCCAGCGAGCAGATTTCGCGCGGCGGAAAGCTCGCCGTCTGGATCGATGAGCCGTTTGAGGATGACAAGACCTGCTATATGCTCGACCGCGACAAATTCCTTGCCGGCTTCAAGCTGTGGTTGGAAAAAGGCGGAGACAGCTATGACGCGATCGACTACTCCGATGGCTCCGTTGACTGCGGGCAGATTGATGCCACCTGCGCCGACGAAATTGTCCAGTACGCACTGTTTGGCGAAGTCGTTTTTGGCTAATGAGGAGATTAAAAATAAGAACCTCCGAAAAAATCGAAACGATGTTTAATCGTGAATTCACAAAACAATAGATAAGAAAGAGGTAAATCAAAATGGCTGACAAATATCTCAGTATTATCACGAACTTCGGGTGCCACTACAGCTGCCCTGAGTGTATCGTCCGCAATAACAAGCTCAAGATGACACCGACAGTGGAGTATTCTTCTTACGCTCCGCTGTGGCAAGTTCTTTATAACGAATGCAAAGACTGCAACTGGGTATCTGTGTCTGGTGGCGGTGATCCGCTTTTCCACTGGTGGGAGCATCAGGCATGGTGGCTTGGCTTTTTCGAGATGTGCCAACGCTCTAGGCGCAGGACCGAATTGCATACCAGTTACTTTGATGCAGAAAACAATCACGAGATTATGTTGTTTCCGTTTGGTAAGTTCGACCGTGTTGTATATCACCTGCATACGACAGATGAGATGGACAATGTTTGTCGTCGAGGCAACGAAATCGTTCGTGTGGTCTTTGTTGTGGACGACGATATGACTGAGGACGAAATCAATGGAATCGCTGATTATGTCGAAACGTCAAACGAGATCGACGAGCTTTCGTTCCGGCAGCGTGTGGACGAGAACTACGAGTCAACTTATCATCTGCATGACTTCCTGAAGGCCGGTCATCAGGAACGCTGGTGGTACATTGAACAGTGCGATTACAACACCTACTATCATAACGGTAAGTTGTACACCAAGTATACCGATATCTTTGATAAGGAGTGATTCAGATGTACATCGTCGTCAGCGATTACACCAACGAGAAAGCTGATGTCTACAAGTCGGTAAGTATCGATAAAGCATTCAAATCAAGAGACGATGCGATTGCTTTTGCCGCTGTCAGCTTTCAGTGCTTTCTCAATGGGATGCCTGAAGATGAGGCCGCTCGGTACGAAGATGCAGTGAAAGTTGACACTGAATCCTACGCTGATTTTTGCGGATGCGAGTTGACCCCATATCCTGAGTATGTTATCGGAGCAGCGGTCGATAACGGTGAAGATAATCACATGTACTACATGGTGTTTGAAGTAGAGGAGTGACCTGCGCAAGCAGTGGCGGCTCGGAAAGACGAGCAATGAGTCTCGGTGCTGAAATTGGTAAACAGGGAAGTCTCAAAAACTTCTGCGAAAGCTTGTGGGTCCGACTCCCATCCGAGATACCACCGGCTCGATCGAGTCGGGAGCTTATTGGGTGAAACGGTTTGGCAAATCGGAAAGACGGTTGGCTGCTGGACAGACAGCTTTGATATGCTACAGTGGTGCAACTGGCGAGACACACTCCGCTTAAGACGGAGCGCCTGAAACGATGGATTGTTGGGTTCGAATCCCACCTGTAGCACCAATCTCGTACTGGTAGGATTTTTTAGCGGTCAGATCCGGCCGCGCCTGTGCGAGATACCACCCCCCTGTGGGGGATGTCAAATTTTTCCATGTACGTTATTCTCGGCTCGCTCGAAAGAGTGCAGCGTGCCTTTGTAAGCCGAGTATCTTATGCGATTGTAGCTCAGTTGGTAGAGCAGCAGGCTGAATGCGCGTCGATGGTTCAAGTCCATCCAATCGCACCAGGGTTCCTGTCTTTTTGGTATGTTATTCAGCAGGAACCTTTTACCTCATTCTTGTTATTCCCGGCTCTTTTGATACGATGCTTCGGTCTATATCGTATCGAAAGCAACAAGGCTTTGTAAGCTGGGTTTATATGCAGCGGTCGTATAACGGTGAATATGCCAGCCTTCCAAGCTGGAGATGTGGGTTCGACTCCCATTCGCTGCTCCATGCCGCAAGGCAAGACAGCTTTGCCCATTAGGTCTCTAACAAAATGGGGAGTTCAGGTGCCACGAAACTGTCGAAGGTGATAGTTCACGAACGATAGCGGGGAATACGAAACAGTGGTTAAACAGCAAAATGATCCGGCCTGAACATTTTATATGCCGTAAGAGGTAATGCAATAATCACGATGATTCTTTTACAGCGAATTCTTAGTCATGACAAGGATAGGGTGAAGGATGAATGGTGTGAGCACAGTAGCTGTTCGACTCAGCTTTGCGGCACCAATAGGTACATGGTGGTAAAAGTACGATCAATAAAATAGCCACGACTTCCTTGTTGCGCCCTAATGTTTCGGATATTGTGGTCCGGAATGGAAGTTGTCCTGCTTGGAGAATCGGGAGTGCAGGTGTACCTAATTTATATGCGGGTATGGTGAAATAGGCGAGACACGCGAATTTTAGGAGTTCGTGCTTAGGCGCATGTGGGTTCAAATCCCACTACCCGCACCATGTTCGAATATCAACAATAAAAAACGAAAGGAAGAAGTATTATGAAGGTGATTATTAGCACAACTCCTCTTAACGGCGTACTGACTGATATTACTCTCGATACGGGAGAAGACAAAAGCGACGTGGTGGATGTGGTTGGTAACAGCATGATTACCACTACCATTGATTGGCTCAACAGCAAGAAGATGTCGAAAGAAGATAAGAAAGTGTACACTGATATCTTGTGCAAAGTCTTGAAGGAAAATATCTTAAAAGGGCTCAAGTAAGGAGGGAACAGCCGTATGAACTCCATTATCAATCCTTGGGTGTTCTACTGGATTGGCATCGTAGATAGTGTCAGAACACTACTAATCGTCATTCTAACCGTGCTTATGATCGGAGGAGCGATTATGTTCATGTGTACTATGAGCGATGCAGACGATCGTGGCTTTAAAGACAAAGATGTAGCCGAGGAAGTAAAACTCTGCATCAATGTTGCAATTGCAACTTTTGTTGTCGCGGTTCTGGTTTGTGTGGTTCCTTCTGAAGATACCTGCTATAAGATGCTCGCCGCCAAGATGTTCACTCAGGACAATATCAACAATGCCACCGAGTATGTCACTGATGTGATTGATTATGCGGTGGATAAGGTCAAAGAAATGGATAGAAAGGACTGAGTAACATGGACGAGAGAAAATTCTGTATCGGTGATCGCGTAAGGCTTGAGTCTCTGTGGGGTCCTGATGATCCCAATGAGGGTAAAGAGGGAATTGTTGTTGGGTATACAGAAGACACCGATTGTCTTCAAGTGCAGCTCTGCGATGGGTACACATGGAGCAAGCCAGAATTTCGCCTGATCGAGCACCTGCATGATGATTGGTGGGCACCTGTAGAGTCAACCAGTGAATGCCGCTGCGAGTCTCTGCTTTAATTTTTTTGCCATCCAAACACACTTTACACTGTCAAATGAAAGGAGAAAACGGATGCGTATCAAGTATGTGGACGGCCATTATGAAATCGTGTCGGCGGATAATGGCCAGTTCATTCAGTCGGCCGACACATGGGACGAGGCTCTTGACGATATGAAAGAGCTGCTAACAACAACGGTATAACGAGCAAACCGGCTCGTTTACATAACATTTTTTTATTATAAAGGAGATCAATATTATGAAGGCAACTGTTAAGTACAACAACGTTTTCGTCACTTCCGCTTACGACATCGAGACCCTGAAGAAGGTCAAGAAGTTCCGTCCCGAGGCTCTGGTTCTGTACAAGGGCGAGGGCAAGGAGAAGGAGCCTGTCTGCGCCATCGGTGTCAGCGGTTCTGCTTCTGCCAATGAGATGGGTGTGACCTTCGCAAAGAATTCCGTCACTACTCCCAAGGTCGCTACCATGAGCATCGAGCTGCCCAACGGCAAGACCACTGTCGAGGAGATCAACGAGTTCGTTCGTGAGAAGCTGGGTCTGGCTATCGTGAACTGCACCAAGATCGAGGAGCAGATCGCCGAGGCTATGAGTTCTATCGCTGCTGACGAGGCCGCTATGAACGCTGCTATCACCATCGAGAACGACGCTGAGCCTGAGGCCGCCGCTGAGTAAGAGCGCCGCTGTGGTTCCACGCCGGATGTTCCAGCGCAATACGTCCGGCATTCGTTTTAAATGATTCGTCAATCCGACGTTTCAACAATAAATTTTTCAAATTAAAAAGGAGTACATATTATGCTGAAGATCACTGTGGGTACCAACACCAACCGTAAGACTGTCATGGCTACTGAGGACACTACCCTGCGTCAGTGCCTGGAGGAGAACGATATCAACTACTCTGCTGGTCAGACCTCTCTGGATGGCTGTGTTCTGCAGCCTGGCGATATGGACAAGACCTTTGCCGATATGCACGTTACCGAGAAGGCTTATCTGGTCTGTGTTCAGAAGATGGACAACGCCCGTTAAGGAATTAACGGAGTCTGACCCTGAATCTGTTCGAGCGAATCTCGAATAAAGTCCGAATATAAATCTGTTCTGGTTACAACAGATAAGTAGCATTGCAGCCGCTGGCAGGCCGGTTAAAGTCTGCCTTATATGTGTCCAGTATCTGGGCTTTTTAAATGCAAGATATGAATTTAAGGAGGAAGTAACTATGGCATTCACTGGTTTGCTGACGAAGCTCGGCTCGAACGAATGCAACGAATTTTTCTCTGACATCAAGAGCAGGAACAAATTCGAAACCGAAGATAACACCGTCCTGACCGTTCTCCGGGCAGTGATGAACGAGGAGCGGCTGGCGACTTTTACCGCTGACCCCGAGAACAAGGGTATCATGCAGTCTCTGGTGGTCGAGAACGAGATCCGGCTCCCGGACGATGAGAAGCTGACAGCAGCCTATTACGCTGGTGAGCGTGGTCCGTTCACAAAGATCAAGCTCGGTCTGTATTTCCATTTCATCCCCAACAAGAAAGCAGCCGATTACATCAAGCAGGTGAAAACGTTCGACGAGGACTACAAGAAGGCGGGTTGGGTTCGTCTTGAGGATGTCTCTCTGTATGTCGATCGCAGCGGTGACGCTCTGGTCTATCAGAACGAAACCAAGCAGGCGACCATGGTGTTCGCTCCTTCGCCCAAGAGAATCCAGGTTATGCAGATGATGATGAGCTGTTTACCTCGTCTGCTTCCGTGGGCATTCAAGGATCACCCGGCAACCAGGGACGAACTCGATCTGCTGAAGATGCTGGCCGAGCAGAAGTATGACAAGTTCAATGCAGCAATCGACAAGATCTATGCAACTTATGACTTCTACGGCAAGAAAGTCGAAAGCATGCTCAAGGGATTCTGTAGTCAGAACTTCACCCGCTCGATCCACGATCAGGAAGAACGTGTCCGCCGGGCAGAGAACAACGTCAATGATTACATGAGCAGCGCCCGCGATGCCATGAAGCAGGTGGACGAAGAGCAGATGAAGCTTCTGGTACTCCGGAATCGTGCCTGCAACTCTGGAGACGATGAGAAGGAGCTGGTCGATTTCTTCAAGGCGAACAAATCTCTTATCGCTCTGGATAAGTCCGGCAATCAGCTGTGGGTCGGCGTGAACTGCTATCTGAATGACTACAACGAAGATATCTTTAAGCAGTATGTCGAAAAGCAGGATAAGATGTCCAGCTACATCTACGAGGAGAGCCCGTATGATATGGATCTCACCAAGAAGTTGTTCCTGGCTATCTGGAAAGAGCACCGGTTCAATCTGCGTGTCTACTGCGAGTGGATCGTCTATGATGACTGCCGCGTCGAAGCCATCAGAAGCAGTAACATGAATCACCGGGAAGACCTGATGAAGGATCGTTTTCCTCAGCCGCATATCGACCGGTTTACCTGTTACGGCGGCTATCGCGGTATGCTTCAGGATCTGGCTCTTCGTCGTGATTACATCGGCGTTTTGTCTACTCTGGTGACCTCTTCTTCTTATATCAACTGGACGGATTCTACGGTTGTCGAATGGATGATGGAAAAGCTGTTCGGTGATTATAGAAACAGGAAGTGTCTGGAAGATAAGGATGGTAATCTCTACACCGTCGGAGAGGTGATTGAGATTCTGGAAAACGAAAGCAATGAAACGGCATAAGGAGGTTTGAAGTATGCAGCCGGTTAAGATGAATGACGAACTGATCCAGGGGATTTTGCAGGAGTTCTATGCACAGGCTTCTGCGTTGGGTAATCTGCAGACGGATAAGTTCTCCTTTAACAAGAATTTTTCCAAGCCTGCTAAGGACGCAGTCGAGGTGAATTTCACTCTGGAAGCTTATCACGAGATGTGTGCCCTGATCGATCACTTCAGTACCGAGGTCGCTTGGCACGGTCTGGTGAATCGCATTGATAAGACTCATTTCCAGATCACCAAGATCCTGGTCTATCCGCAGCAGGTCACGGGCGCAACAGTGAATACGGACCAGGAAAAGTATACGACCTGGCTGTATGAGCTGGATGATGAATCTTTTAATACGCTGCGGTTCCAGGGCCACAGTCATGTGAACATGGGCACTTCTCCCAGCGGCGTGGATATGCAGAATCAGTGGGATCTCATTGAGACCCTGAGCTCTGAGGACTACTACATCTTTATGATCTGGAACAAGCGGCGGGAGTATAACGTCCGTGTTGTGGATATGGCGGACAATGCCATCTACAGCGGCGATGATGTCAAGGTGACGATTGGAGAGGCCGATACGAAAGGGTTTCTCGAACAGGCGGAAGCGCTCGTCCAAAAGCCGGTCACAACCACATACAGTGGCTACAGCGGCAACTACAATGGTGCAGCTTACTCCGGCAACTACAGCGCGGGTACAGCAGCTTATCAGGGAGGCGCGTTCGTTGGTAACACAAGCACCGCAGCCGCGTCCACGAAAACAAAAGCAGAAACGAAACCGGCAGCCACGACGAACCCGGCGCTAAAAACTGTCACGGGTGGAGCCGCCCCTAAGATCGATTCAGCCAAGAGCAAGGGAAGCGAATCCAATCTGATGAAGTATTATCAGGAGAATCCGAATGACCTGATGAACAATTGGAATTCGAGCTGCTATCCCTACGCTGACGCATTTCAGGACTAAGAAAGGGAACAACAATGGATCTGAGCAAAATCGAAATGGTGTTTGACCCTGCGTCTGTTAAGGGTCGCATTCATATCATCGGCTGTGGTTCGGTCGGCTCTACTGTGGCTGAACTGCTGGCACGATACGGTCTGACCAAGTTCACTCTGTGGGATATGGACTTTGTCGAACCCAAGAATATCGTCAACCAGATGTTCTTCCAGCAGGATATCGCACATCCCAAGGTGGAAGCTGTGGGAAACATTCTGTGCAATGTGAATCCTGATATCAAAGAGGATCTGGTTCTGATGCCCAATGGCTGGCAGGGCGAAACCGTCAAGGGTTATGTATTCCTGGCCGTGGACAGCATCGAGATCCGCAAGCAGTTCCTGGAGAAGAACAAGTACAATCCTGAGCTGCTCGGTGTGTTCGATATCCGCACTGGCCTGTATGATGCACAGTGCTGGTCGGCCGATTGGAAGGATCGCAAGCAGATCGACAATCTGAAGAACTCCATGAATTTCACTCACGAGGAAGCAAAGGTAAGTACGCCGGTGTCTGCATGTGGCATCGTTCAGGGTGTTGCACCGACCGTTCGTTTCATCTGCTGTCTGGCGGTTACGAACTTTATCAATTTCGTGGGAGGCTACCAGCTGAAAAAGCAGATCGTTGCAACCCCGTTCATTCTGGGTGAAGAGAGCGTCATGGCGTTCTGATAAAATCGTAAATAAATAATCGTGATGAATAGTTGTTTTTTCATAAACAGCGCACTTAGGCCAAGCCAAGTGTATCGAATTGTTAAGAAGAGGGGGTCCTCCCCCGAGGCATCGACATTGCAAAAACTTAACAGGTACCGCCGGCTAACGGTGCTCCCACAGAGTTCAAAACAACCATTTTTGGGTCACCTGAAGGCGGTTATGTAGCCAATCTCAGCATCCAATCATGATCGGGACCTCCTATAGCATGCTATTTAGCCTCAAGAAACCCACTTAGATCACGATGAAATCATAAAGGAGAAACAATGTACATTACATATCTGAATCCTCCTAAGACTCGGCAGATCACTTTTGATGAGATCCTCGCCGGTGTCCAGAATGTAGAAGCACTGCACTATGGCGGCAGCAACACATCTACAATGACCGTGTGCCGCAACGATTTAACCGCCAAACTTCGCGCTATCACCAATGTTCCTGAGATGATCGAGAAGCTGGCGGCCTACAATGTGAAGTATGCGGCGCTTGAATCCAGCGATATCCCGAGTCACTATTCTCACTTTGAGATTCCAAAGAAATCTGGCGGATGGCGACCCATTGATGCACCAGATGAAACTCTTTCTGATGCACTGATCGAGCTGCGGGAACTGCTGAAGAGCTTTATGATCGCAGATTATCACACGAATGCTTTCGCATATATTCCCAATCGCAGCTTTATCGATGCAGTTCGCAAGCATCAGGCAGGTCACAATAAAACCGTCGTTGATGAGGCGACCGGCATGAAAAAGGTCGTCAACTATCAGAATCATTGGGCGGTCAAGTTCGACTTCCATGGTTTCTTCACTAGCACGACACCGGATTTTCTGCTTGGCATGATGAGTGTGATCTATCCATTCGCTCTGATCATGCGGGATGCACGTGGCCGAGATGAACTGGCAAAGGCGGTCAACCTGTGCTTCCTTCGCAACAGCCTGCCGCAAGGAACTCCCATCAGTCCGTGGCTTACCAATGTGATGATGATTCCGTTTGACCACTGTATCACTCGCAAGCTGTGCTATGGCTACAAAGCAAAGGACGGCATCGATCGTGAGTTTACTTTCACACGATATGCAGATGATATCCTCATTAGCTGTTATCATCACTTTGACCCGATGGAAATTCAGCAGATCATCATTGATGCGTTGAACTTCTTCCATGCGCCGTTTACTCTGAACGAAACGAAAACGCATTACGGCAACCGGCACTCCAGCAAGAACTGGTGCCTCGGCCTGATGTGGAACAAGGACAATCAGATCACGGTTGGCTGGCGCAATCTTAAGATGTTCCGTTCGGCTATGACGAATTATATCGATGCAAAACAGCATGGCAGAACCTGGGAGCTGGAAGATCTGCAAAAGTTCAATGGCAAGCTCAACTATTATCACATGGTCGAGCCCGAGGTGATCGACGAACTGATCCGTCGTTACAATGCAAAGTTCGGCACCGATATTGTGGCGATGCTTAAAGAGGATCTTCGTCCCAAAGAGGGCGTTGTTGCATAAAAAAATGGAGATACACACAAGGAGTGATGATCTATGATTGAAATTATGTGTCGGGATGGAAAGGTTCCGTCGAAAGAACTCGAAAAGGTCGCGGATATGATCTACTATTCCACGGGCATCGAAACAGAGGTGGTCTACGAAGAGGATCGGCGAGCCCTGGTGTTTTGGGGTCCTGAGGATGTCAAAGAGATCGTGGAAAGTTTGAATCTGAAATCGATCAACACAGACGATACCAATTTCTGCGATACCATTGTGGCCGCCGCAGAGCCGAGCATTCACCAGGCAATGTTGGAAGCCGGCAGAGATGTCCTGTTTGATGAAGTCTGTGAAACGGCGGCATCCATGGGCGAACAAATCGAATTCGATGAGCCCGATCAGTAATCAGTAAACAAAAAAGTCACTTTGTATATCGTTCCAAAAGAGCGAGCATCACGCCCAAGGCGGATGTTAAGAAGAATACTCCAACAACCGGCCGCTGCACAATACGGACCTTGATCGTGCAGCTGGCCTCTACCAATCCTGGTCAGGAAACACTCGTCCTTCGATCCGAGACGAGGTCACGCGCCAAGTCGCGTGACGAAGTCTCCGATCGTGCGTCCTCCCGTTTCCAGAGCATCGGATTTAGAAAGTGATTTTGATAAAAAAAGAAAATGAGGTAGAAATATGGAATTGATGTATAAGCCAGGCGATAAAGTAATGATTCGTCCGGATCTGAACTGCCGTGAAATTTATTGTATGAGGTCAGGCCGCCACAATGGGGACTATACCTACAATGTGGTTGATCAAATGGTAGATCAGGCTGGAAAGGTTTTTACGATTCATGGTCCTCGCCACGGAGGAGATGGATACACTCTGGAAGAGTTTGATTATGGCTGGACCGACGAGATGTTTGTTCCTATCAATGAGTGCTGCTGTGAATCTCTTCTGTGAGGTAAACAATGAAATACAGATACAATAAGGGCGACGCAGTGGTCGTAAAGCGAAATCTCAAAATGAGATGCAGCTACTTTATGGAGTCTGGCCCAAATACATACACATACAACAATATTGCTGACGGAATGAAGGAGTTCGAAGGCAAGACCGTTCATATCTCAGGACATCTTGATGGTCAATATTTCATTGAAGAAGACAATAAATCATATGCCTGGACGGATCAGATGTTCCAAGCACGGTACGAATACGATACCGCTTGTGTTTGCGAAAGTTTACTATGATTGGAATGATTTGAAAATGCAGAATCCCTGCCATTATTGTGTGGCTCCCAAGCGTTATCCCGGGTGTCACGATCACTGTCAGGAGCGCCAGCAGTACGTCGAAATCGAGCTGACACAGCAGCACCAATACAAAGAAAAGTGCCGCATGATCAACGATTTCGATAACGAGCTATACACTCATAACCTGCGTTACAGAGAAAAATATCAACACAGATATTGATTTACATAGAAAGGATGAAGATCAATGGCAGAACCGGCACGTAAGCGTAAGGATCGTGTGGTTCAGTTTCCACAGCAGCCTGGTTCCGAAGCTCACATCACCATGAGCGAAGCCGAGCTGAAGGAAATGATTTGGGACATCGTGGCTGCCGCTCGCAAGAAAAAGCGCAAGACAAAGCCAACCAACAGCCTTTATACAAAGGATGGCCGCATCAAACCTTCGCCTGCTGATCCGATTCGTTCCAAAGAGGATTTCCAGAAACTGGCGAATTATCTCGCTTCCAACGGCGACCCTAAATTTCGTCTACGCAACAAGGCGATTTTCGTGTTCGGGTGCAGTCTGGGTATTCGTTGTGGCGATCTTCTCAGTCTGAAAACGGCCGATGTTTACGAACAGGATGGCAGTGTGAAAGAGCATGTCGAACTGATCGAAGAAAAGACCCGTAAGCGCAATGTGTGCAAGATCCCCAAGATGGCAGCCGACATTTTGGAAGATTATTTCGATGAACAGAATTTCGAGATCAGTCAATCTGATTATCTGTTTCGCAGTCGCAAGGGTGGTCCTCTGACAGTGCGCGGATTTTATCGGATCTTGAAAGAAGCAGGGAAGGCGTGTGAGCTGGATATCGATCTGTCCACTCATACCATGCGCAAAACCTATGCAATGGCTGCACTTCAGACAGCGAAAAAGGCTGGTACATCTGGGCAAACGATCGAGATGCTTCAAGAAAAGTTTAAGCATAGCAGCCAGCGTGTCACAATGCATTATGTCAAGGCAGACCAGGATAAGATGGACGAAATGTCTGATCGTGTGTCGGACTGGTTCGATGATGGAGAAACAGAATGATTGATTATATGTATCACCCGGGCGACAGAGTTCGCGTTCGTCCTGATCTCTCGGAAGGTGAAGGTTATAAAATGCTGTCTGGCGAAAACAAAGGCAAACCTTGGATAATTCTTGACTGGATGAAAAAATACGCAGGACAAGAGATCGTCATTGAAAAGATCAGATCAGATTCTGGTGTTTACAAAGCACAAGGAATCGATGGCTGCATCTGGAGTGACGAGATGTTTGAGCCGTTTGTCGTGGACGAGTGCGTTTGCGATTCATTGCTGTAATGGAATGGAGGAAGTAGAGCAATGTCAAGATATTATCAGTACAAAAACGGGGAGGAAGTGTTTGTTCGGCCTGATTTGGAACGTGGTGTTCAGTATTATATGCGTTCCGGTTACCGAGCAAATGATGTCAGCGCCACCCTTACTTATTCTCAGGCGCAGCGGCTTGGCACTGTGGTTCATATTGCCGGCAAGCGCAATGGCCGCTATTACATCGACGAAGATTATGGCTGCGATCGGTGGACGGACGAGATGTTTGCAGCGCCCAACGAATGTATCTGCACGCCGCTGCTGTGAGGTGAATTATGAAAGGTGAATACCTGTATAAAATTGGCGACATCGTAAAAGTTCGCGACGATATTGATCGAAACATGTATTATTATATGCGCTCCGGTCCCAAAGCTGGATGCGAACCCGGGACTGTATATCATATCGGAAAATATAAGGGGTCAGTCCACAAAATCATTTCTTATGAGCTGGGTTATTACCAAATCGATAATGACCCTGATCATCTGTACTGGTCTGATGGAATGTTTGAGCCGATGTCGGTAAACGAATGCATTTGTGACTCTTTGTTGTGAGGTGAATGCGATGGACGCTTTATTATATCAGCCGGGTGATCTGGTAACGATCCGTTCGGATTTGACCGCAGACCGCGATTATCCTGTTTTATATGGTCCTTCAGCAGGCAAACGAGACCTTTTCTGTAACTACGATATGGTCAACTATAGCGGAAAGACCTATGAAGTCGAGGATTACACCGATAATGATAATTTTTATAGACTACATGGAATCCCTTATTGGTGGACTGAGTCTATGTTTGAAGACCCGACCGAATGCATTTGTGACAGTTTACTGTAATTAAAAAAGGAGAATGAAAACAATGGAAAATTTCAAAATGTTCCGCACCATGCTTCAAAACCACTTCAATGAGATGGTGAAGGATGGTGCACCTCTGTTTATCACCAATGCAGATGAGGATAAGCTATATGACCTCTATCTGGACAGCTTTCCGGCTGGCACGAATCCTATCTTCCGTAAGCGCCGTGAGTATGATTGCTCCTGCTGCCGTCGCTTCGTGAAGAACATCGGTAAGCTGGTTTCTTTCATGGATGGTCAGATGGTCACCGTCTGGGATTTCGACACCAAGTCTGACGTTTATCAGCCGGTTGTGGATGCGCTGGCTGCCTATGTGAAAACCTGCGCTGTTGTGAATCCGTATTACGTCAGCCGCAATATGATCTCTGATAGCAAGTTTGGCACTGAGATGAACTATGAGTATGACGCTGATCATAAAGCGGTTCGCACCTGGGATCATTTCGCTGTCGAGATTCCTCAGCGGTTCATTGTGCGTCCCGATGACGTACCTACCAAGATGGCTCAGTGGCGTGATTCTGCCAATGTCTTTAAGCGCTCTCTGGAAGAGCTGATCATGGATGCCGTGGACACCGTGCTTGAGCTGATTGCGCAGAACAGCCTGTATCGCGGTAAGGAGTTTGAATCTCTGGTTCGTGGCTTCAAAATCGATAAGCAAGTGTATGATCGTCTGCCTGATGAAAAGAAGTCCGCTTATGTTTGGATGGCTCCCGGCGGAGCTTCGATGAACCGGCTTCGTATCCGCAATACGGCAATCGGTACTCTGCTGGTGAACCTGAGCGAGGGTATGGACGTGGATGCTGCTGTGTCTGCGTTTGAGGCCATTGTTGCTCCCGCCAACTATAAGCGTCCTAAGGCGATTTTTACCAAGAAGATGCTGGAAGACGCACAGAAAACCGTCGCTGAGTTGGGTTATATGAACAGTCTGGGTCGCCGGTTTGCTACTCTGGACGACATCACTGCAAACAACATCTTGTTCTGCAACCGTGATGCTGCTCCTCGGGTGATGGGCGCTGTGAATCCGTTTGAGGCAATGGTAAAGTCTCTGGGTGCCGACCCTAAGAAGTTCAGCCGCGCGGAAGAAATCGGCATCGAAAAGTTCGTCAAAGAAGTTCTGCCTACTGCGGCAGGTCTGGAACTGTTCATGGAAAATCGCTTCTCGAAGAACATGGTATCTCTGATTGCGCCGCAGGATAAGAGCGCGCCAAGCATGTTCAAGTGGTCCAATGGTTTCAGCTGGACGTATACCGGCAATATGGCAGACAGCGATATCCGCGAAAACGTTAAGGCTGCTGGCGGTAAGGTGGATGGCGTGCTGCGTTTCTCGATTCAGTGGAACGATATGCCTGGTGAATGGGATGAAAACGATGAGGACGCTCATTGTATTGAACCCGATAAGAATCACATCTATTTCAGAAACAAGTGGCACCCTCGTACTGATGGCCGCCTGGATGTGGATATCACTCATCCTTCGCGGGATAAGGCTGCTGTTGAGAACATTACCTGGCCTGACATTAAGAAAATGAAGGAAGGCGAGTACAGTTTCTATGTGAACTGCTTCACTAGTCGTGGCGGTAAAACTGGTTTCCGTGCTGAGATCGAGTTTGATGGCAACATCTACTCGTTTAACTACGATAAGCCGCTGCATGGTGGTCAGAATGTCGCCGTGGCAAAAGTCACACTGAAGGACGGTAAGTTCTCCATCAAGGAGCTGCTGCCCAGTTCTACCAGTACCCGCGAGATCTGGGGTGTGAATTCCAATCAGTTTGTACCTGTGTCTGTGGCGATGTATTCTCCGAACTACTGGGATGAGCAGACTGGCAACGGCAATCGCCACTATTTCTTCATGCTCAAAGACTGCGTCAATCCGGAAAAGCCCAATGGTTTCTACAATGAATTCCTGAAGGCAGACCTGCTGCAGCATAAGCGTGTGTTTGAGGCGCTGGGTTCTCAGATGGTAGTTCAGTCCGTGGATGACCAGCTGTCCGGTGTTGGCTTCTCTGAGACGCAGCATAACAGTTTCATCGTTAAGGTGCAGGGGGCAACCGAGCGAGTTCTGAAAGTGGTGATTTGATGGCAACTTATCCTACAGAATATAGGTATAAAATCGGCGACAAGGTTCTTGTAAAAAATGATCTGCACGAAGCTCTAACGTATAGTGATAGTTACAAGATGCGATCTGGACCGCGTGCTGGTGGCTGGGCCTCGTGCACCAAACGACACCTCTCTTTTGCAGGAGCTATTGTGACGATTAAATCGTATAAAAATGGTGGATATCATATCGCGGAAGCTCCTGATGGTGATTTCTGGACAGACGATATGTTCGTTGGTCTGGTAAACGAAAATGAATGTTACTGCGAATCTCTACTGTGAGGTGCTAAATGGAATATCGTTATAAGCCGGGTGATCGTGTCGTAGTGATCAATGAAATTCGAGAAAACGGAGATTACTACATGCGCTCTGGGAGTCAGCACCCGCATGCTAATGTGATCTGCGTGAGCGAAAGTACGATTCGCGCACGAAAAGCTTTGGAGGGAACGGTTGTCACGATTCTTGAGTATTGTCGCAATCGATATATCATCAAAGAAACGGATCAGAAAATCCTGTGGACAGATGATATGTTTGTTGGTCTGGCGAACGAAAAAGAGTGCTGTTGTGAATCTCTGCTATAAGGAGGCACAAGTTGCAAGATACAAAATATCATGTAGGCGATGTCGTTATTGTCCGCCAGGATTTAGATTTCAGAAAGTGTTATTGGATGCGATCAGGTGGAAAAGAAAACGCTCCTTGGAGGAACGTTGTTTCAGATGTTGTAACCGAAGACATGATAGAGCTTTGTGGACAGACTATCGAAATCGAAGAAATAGTCGATACAGTCGATGGTAGAAAATACAGAGCAAGAGGTCGCTATTGGACAGACGACATGTTTTCTGATCAAATCGGCAACGAGTGCTACTGCGAATCTCTACTGTGAGGTTTGTTATGGATTATGTAATTCCACTTCGATTTAAGCAAGGCGATCATGTTGTGGTTCGTCCGGATTTGGATATCAATACGGTCTATCAAACATTTGGAGGTAAGAATGCCGGTTATCGTGCAACTCCAACGTTAAATATGGTTCGCCTTGCTGGGTCGGAATTTGAGATTAAAGAATACTCTAGGTCTCAAAAAACTGTAAAACTAAAATGCTGTGGTTCTTATTGGACAGAACAAATGCTGATTCCCAAAAGTTTTGTAGAACAGGAATGCGTTTGTGAATCACTATTATAAATCTGAAAGGGGAAATTATCATGGAAAAGAATCTGTTTGAAATCGCAACCCGTAATCGCTATCGCTTTAACTACAAGGGCGTTATGACCGTAGAGGATCTGTGGAGTCTGCGGGTCGAGGATCTGGATGCCATCTTCAAGATGCTGAACCGTCAGAAGAAGACCGCTGACGAGGATTCTCTGCTGGCTACTAAGAGCGCCGAGGATCAGGATCTGGCCAATAAGATCGATATCGTCAGGTATATCGTGTCTGTCAAGCTGGCTGAGGCAGCGGAGCGTGTGTCTGCCGCCGAGAAGAAGGCACAGCGCGATAAGATCATGGAGATCGTGGCAAAGAAGAAGGATAAGGCGCTGGAAGACATGGGCATCGATGATCTGATGAAGAAGCTGGAAGAGTTGAACTGAGAAGGGAAGTATCAAACATGAAAATCGTTGAGAGTTCTGGCCTCTTGCACCTGTATGGCGATGATATGCAGGCTTATGATCAAATTCCAGCGGGCACGTATGATATCTGCTTTGCTAAGATGACCGGTTTTTATCTGGCTCGTCGTCCCGATATGTCTGTCAGTGAAAAGGTTTATGGCGTTCAGGGCTCTAAGGTTGCCAAGGTACTGAATTCGTTTAAGGTGTTCAACCGTAACCTGGGTGTTATCCTCAGCGGCAACAAAGGCATCGGCAAATCTCTGACCGCTAAGATGATTGCGCAGGAGGCGATCAAACAAGGCTATCCTGTAATCCTTGTCTCTCAGTACATTCCTGGCATTGCCAATTTTATTGAGGCAATCGACCAGGAGGTTATGGTTTTGTTTGATGAGTTTGACAAGACCTTCAAAGCTACCAGCGATGACAATCCGCAGGATACGATGCTGAGTCTGTTCGATGGTACCAGCGCAGGCAAAAAGCTGTTCGTTGTCACCTGTAACCAGCTCAATGGCCTGAATGATTATCTGGTCAACCGTCCCGGCCGCTTCCACTATCACTTCCGCTTCGATTACCCTGGCGCTGACGAGGTCGAAACCTATCTCAAGGATAAGCTCGAAGAGAAGTATTACGATCAGATCCCAGCTGTGGTCGATTTTTCTGGCAAGATCGATCTGAACTACGACTGCCTGCGGTCTATCGCCTTTGAACTGAATCTGGGCACTCCATTCGCAGAGGCTATCAAGGATTTGAATATCATCAACATGAACGAGACCAGCTATAAGCTCACTGTTATCTTCAAGGATGGTTACCGTGCGTCCAGCACCAAGCGTTTTGATATGTTCAATGGTGCACAGCGTATCTGTTTTGATGTTAAGCTGAAGGATGGCTACTGGCCTGATTGCTACATCAACACCGAGGATATCCAGTATAACCCCGCCAACGGTGAGCAATTCATTGATGGCAAGAAGGTTGATGTGATCAATCCGTATTCCAAGAGCGATGACGATGAAAAGGATCGTTATGAAGCTTTTGAAAAGGACAATGGTGTGGTCAAAGTCATCATTTCCCGTACTCGTGAAAGAGACATTCATTACATGGTCTAAGGAGGATCAATATGGTCAAAGTAAATCATTATAAGATCGATTCTTTCCCTGACGGCACTCCGCTGATCAAGAAGGATCTGACCATCAATTATCTCAATGTAATCAGCATCGTCTGGACGTTTGAATCCATGGCCGAGCTTCCCACGGTCATTATGATCGCAAAGGACGCAAAGGATAATGGGGCAGAAGTTGAGCTGTTTATGCCGTATATCCCGAATGCCCGCATGGATCGCGCCTATTACGACGAGGACGTATTCACCCTCAAGTGGTTCGCTGACGAGATCAATCGGTGCGGATTCAGTAGCGTCAGCGTGTTTGACCCTCACAGTGATGTGGCTCCGGCGCTGATCAATCGGTGCGAAGTACATACTCCGATTCGTGAAATCTGTCAGGCAATTGAGGAGAGCAAGCCGGATGTGATCTATTTCCCGGATGCCGGCGCGATGAAGCGTTATGAGGAAACCGTTCACTGGGCACTGGATCGAACAAAGTGCAGTGCCTACATCATCCATGGCGATAAAAAGCGGGACTGGGCAACGGGCAAAATTCTCGGTCTGGATGTTGTTGGTGAAGTGAAGCCTGGTGAAAAGGTTCTGATGATCGATGATATCTGTTCTTACGGCGGCACCATGTTCTACTCGGCCAAGAAACTGAAGGAACTGGGTGCTGGTGATATCGATATGTATGTCAGCCACTGCGAGAACAGTATCCTGGACTCTGAGCGCGGCCATCTGTTTGACGATCCAGAACTGATTCATATGGTCTATACCACAGACAGTATCTTCACCGGCAAGCACGACAAGATCACTGTTTTTGAACACAAGTGGGACGAGGACTGATATGGAAGTTTGGGCATTAGATATTCATTTTAATACGGATGGAGATTTTGGTTGGCGGCTTGCTCCGATTGCAATGACTTATAATGCCAACGATCAATTTTACAGGCTGAGCGTAGTTCGAGAAGTTAAAAGCGATGTCGAAAAACGTCAAGTGATTGCCGAATTTAATTGGATTTTGGAACAGCTGATTGCAAATCTTCATACCGACAAAAATTATGTTTTTGACTACGTTGATGAAATGCTAAATGACTCTCTTGATGAAGAGTGGAAAGAAGATTTTTGTCATGAACTGTCTGGCAACTATGATGGTTCTTATGTTCAATTCCGAATTCATACATCAAAAGATAAAATGTCTTTCAAGGTTAACTGTACAAGAGAAGAGTACGAAAAAATTCAAAAGAAGTATGGAAACTGCCTTGGAATCGATGAAAGTCAAGTTGTAAAAGAATTATTGAATGGCTAAATATGAAGTATTCTGAAAACGAAGTTCGTACTGCATATCAGCGCTTAACGAAAAGTATCAAATATGGAGATGCATACTGGTCTGAAAAAGCAATGATAAGTGATGTTCTGAGTGATTACTTCAATCGGATCGAGAGCAAGAAAGTCGTAATCGATCCAATGTATGAAAGCTGCAGATGTCCAAAGTGCAATACAAAGTTAATTGGTCAATATGATCACTACTGCAGACAATGTGGTCAGAAATTGGACTGGAAGATTTAACTATGTTTTGGATTGACGCAGACAAAGCACTCCCTGCTATGAATGGCCAGATTGTGAAGTTCAAGGTGAATTTGGCAAAAGAACTGCGTGTCCCAGATAAAAGCTGAGATTTAAGGAGAGATTGCTATGACTTACGGAGAAATGAACAACTATATCACCCATATTAGTGACAATGACTTGGTTGCGTTGTGCAAGAGCGTTTACGAGTTCAAGAATGGAAACGGAGTGTTGGAGCCCACTTCGACACTCAAGATTTTATCAGAAAACTTACAGTTTCCAGATGTGAGAACGTTGGAATATGCCATTACTGAAGAAGCGCATAAACGGTACAAACAGATTGTATTGCTTCTCATTAAAGATGCTCCGACGCATTATTTGAAATGATGAGTTTTAAGGATATTGTATGATGGTTAAATTGAATAAGTGCCCATTTTGTGGGCATGAAGCGGTTTCAATTAGTGTGTACGATGTTGACGAAAAGTGGAAAGGTTCTCTCGGATGTGATTTTGAGAAAGATCCGGATTACGGCATGGCATTGTATGCCTTACATCACGAAGAATGGATGAGCTGCATTCTTCGCTGTGATGACCAAGAAGAAGCACTTGGCGGGTTGTTTTTCGATTCTGCTAAAGAGGCTGAAGAGTATTGGAATGAAAAGACTGCAATGCTTGATAAAAGCTGAGATTTAGGAGGTTTTCATTATGATAAAAGTTACCGAGAATCACACTGAAAAGGAAATCTGGGATGCAATTTGTACCCTTTCTGACATCCGGGCTGGGTGCAATCTCTTCGATCCGAATGATGTAAAAAAGTATGAAGCGTGTTCTATGGGCATTCTGGCTTTGAGAGAGGTTTCCGGAGTTGATAAAAACTAAGATTTAAGGAGGATTTGAAATGATCAATATTAACCCGATGCTACTATGTGATTTCTACAAGACGACTCACAGTAAGCAGTTTCCGGCCGGCACTACCAAGCTGGTCAGTTATTTTACTCCGCGTATGAGTCGGTTGGATGGCGTGGATGAAGTCGTCGTGTTCGGCGTTCAGGCATTCTGCAAGGATTATCTGGTGCAATATTTCAACGACAACTTCTTCGACGAACCAAAGGAAATGGTCGTTCCTCAGTACAAGCGATATCTGGATGCGACCATTGGTAAGGATGCTTACGATCTGAGCAAGATTGCAGCGCTACATGATCTGGGATATCTTCCTGTTGAAATCAAGGCGTTGCCAGAAGGTACTCGTTGCCCCATCCATGTGCCGTTTCTGGAGATGAGCAATACGCATCCTGATTTCGCATGGGTTCCGCAGTTTCTCGAATCTTTTATGAGTTCTGAGCTGTGGCATCCGATGATTTCTGCAACGGTCGGAACTCTGTATCGTGATATCGTGGACAAGTATTACGATGAAACCGTGGAGGATGGCGTGCCTCATGCTCGTGCTTTGGGTGATTTCAGTTTCCGTGGTCAGGAGTGTATGCAGTCGGCAGTTAAGTCAAGCGCCGGTTGGTGTCTGAGTTTTCTGAATACGGCTACTGTCCCTGCGATTCCGTATCTGGAAGAAATGTATCGCTGCAATTGCGAAGAAGAGCCCGTTGCGTTTGGCGCTGTCAGTACCGAGCATAGTGTGATGTGTTCTAACTTCGCTGTCGATGGCGATGAGATCACTTTCATCCGCCGGGCGCTGACGGAGCTGTATCCCAATATGAGTTTCAGCATGGTGTCTGATTCCTATGACTACTGGAATCTGGTCGATAACATTCTGCCGCAGCTCAAGAATGAAATCATGGCACACAATGGCACGCTGCTAATTCGCGGAGATTCTGGTGATCCGGTCGAAATCGTTACGCAGACGGTCTATCATCTGTGGGATATCTTTGGCGGCACAGTCAACAGTAAGGGCTACAAGGTGCTCGATCCTCATGTGAAGGCACTGTACGGCGATTCCATTACGGTGCAGCGGTGCGAAAAGATTTATGCCGAACTCAAGGAGCATGGTTTTGCCTGCAACAATGTCAGTCTGGGTGTTGGCTCTTTCTCTATGCAGTGCATCGAGCAGAATGGCCAGTTGAAGCCGTTCACCCGCGATACGTTCGGCATGGCTGTCAAGGCAACTTATGGCGTGGTCAACGGCAAAGAAATCCAGATCTTCAAGGACCCCAAGACCGACACTGATCATTTTAAGAAGAGTCTGAAGGGTATGTGTTATGTCACTAAGGATGATTCTGGAAAGCTGGTTTGTACTGATGGTCTGATGGATCACGCCGCTCATTCGGATGGTAATCTTCTGCAAACTGTGTTCCGCAATGGGGCTATGGTCAAAGAGTACAGTCTGAAGGAAATTCGCGATCGTCTGTGGGAAGGTGAATTCTGATGGAGAAGTCGGTTCTTCAGTTTTGGAGTAATCAAAGACTTATCTGGAAAGGTGAGCGGAAAGATGCTGTGAAGCTGATTAAGGCAGGAGCGTTTGACAATCTGAACGTGATGGTGTGGACGCAGGACCTTGAGAATTTTAATCTGCACAGTCAACGAGGAGCACAATATTTTGGAATCAAAGAGTTAAATCGGAGGTGAAATATGGCTGTTGTAATCAAAGAAGGTAATGTGTTTGATTCTGACGCTAAGATCATCTGTCATCAGGTGAATTGTCAGGGCGTTATGGGGTCAGGTGTTGCCAAAGAAGTTCGTGAGCGGTATCCAAAGGTGTACGAGGAATATCACACTTACTGCGAAAGCAACAAGGATTGTCCTGAACGAATGCTGGGTGTCGCTCAGATGGTTCCAGTTGATGAAAAAGGTTCTCGATGGATCGTCAATTGCTTCGGTCAGAACAGTTATGGATATGACGGAAAGCAGTACACGTCTGTTGGCGCACTGTTTGAAGCATTCAAAGAAGTAGCCAAAATCGCCAAGGCATCAGGAGTTAAAGTGGCTATGCCGTATGGAATCGGCTGTGTTCGTGGCGGCGCAAAATGGCTGCTTGTGAAAGAAATCATCGATTTTACATTTAAAGACGTTGACGTGGAACTGTGGAGATTGGAGGGTAAATAATATGCGCAAGTATGAATTTGACGCAGCAAAAACCAAAGATGAAATCGTCGGGTGGATTCGGAACTATTTCCGCAAGAATGGTCCTGATTGCAACGCGGTGATCGGTATCTCTGGTGGCAAGGATTCCAGCATCGTGGCTGCTCTGTGCTGTGAAGCGCTGGGCAATGGCCGTGTGATCGGTGTTTTGATGCCCCAAGGTGCTCAGAGCGATATCGATGTGGCACGGGAACTAGTTAAGCATCTTGGCATCAAGTCGTTCGAGATCAATATTGCCGAGACTGTGAACGCACTGCTGGCCAATGGGCGGACGGCTGGTCTGTGCGATTCCAAGCAGGCTCGTGTGAATCTGCCGGCACGAATTCGTATGGCGACTCTGTTCATGGTGAGTCAGAGTATGAATGGGCGAGTAGCTAACACTTGCAACGCTTCAGAAAATTTCGTCGGATGGCAAACTGTGGGAGGGGATGGATTTGGTCAGTTCAGTCCTCTCAGTAAGCTGACTGTCACTGAGGTAAAAGCCGTTGGTCGTGAGTTGGGTCTTCCTGAAAAGTTCATCGAGAAAGCGCCGGAAGATGGACTGACTGGAAAGACCGACGAGGATAATTTCGGCTTCACCTATGATTTTCTTGATAAATATATTCGTACTGGTGATTTCGGCGGTGACACCGCTACGGCTGCCAAGATTGATCGGATGCACGAGGCAAATTTGTTTAAGGATTTGCCGATGCCTACGTATGACCCGACCTTGTTTAATTGGTGGTTCTAATCAAGGAGGATTCAAAATGGAAAAGGAAAAAGTTGATGTTCTGATCGTTGTCGATATGCAGAACGATTTTGTCACCGGTCCGCTGGGTACTCCTGAAGCGCAGGCCATTGTGCCGAAGGTCGTTGAGAAGATCAAGAACTGGAATGGTGAAATTCTGTATACGCAGGATACGCATTATGACAACTACCTCGAAACTCAGGAAGGCAAACATCTTCCTGTAAAACATTGTATCGAACATACGAGGGGCTGGTTATTTATTGATGAAATCGAACACGATCTTTTGCCGGAAATGAAAGACCCACAAGCAAAAATTTACGAAAAGAGAACTTTTGGTTCGACATTGCTAATGGAAGATTTATGCGACTCTCATTTCTCTACAATTGGAGGAATGGCAGATTTTAAGGTCAATTCCATTACTCTGGTCGGCCTCTGCACGGATATCTGTGTCATTTCGAATGCGCTTCTGCTTAAGGCAGCACTACCTGAGGTTCCTATCATTGTGGATGCAAGTTGCTGTGCCGGTGTGACTCCTGAGTCTCACAAGAACGCATTGGCTGCTATGAAGATGTGCCAGATCGAAATTGTAAACGAGGAATAAAATGCACTACGTTAATAGTGATATTATTTTGGACGCTGACGAAGCAAGACGGTTTCAGTATCTTCTAAGGCATCCAAACGTAGAGGAAATACAAAGGAAGTTAAAGGCTTGTAACGATGCTCTCGCTGAAATGAATTATCGAGAGAACGAAGACGGGACTGCTTCTTTTGATATTGATCTTGAGGTGTAAACCATGGAAGAGATTATTATTTTCGGTTAACGTCCGGATGCCAGGTGATTAGCGGTACTGGGGCAGACATAACCGCCGCCAGAATAATTTGCAAAGGAGAATGGATATGAACGAAGAAAACATCAAGAATGAAGCGTATCAACTGATTGATAAATATTTTATGCCAGCTAAAGCAATCATCGTGAAGGACTTTCTTAATACATATGGATTTTGGGATGCTCCTGCTTCTACAAAATATCATGGTAACTACCCTGGCGGTTTAGCTGAACACAGTCTGACAGTTGCAAAAAATCTTTTGATGTTAACAGAGAAGCTTGATTTGAAGTGGGATAATCCCGGGTCTCCATTTATTGTTGGTCTGCTACACGATGTTTGTAAGATGGATCAATACAAGCTGATTGACATAGAAAATGGTTATCAGTACGCCTATACAAATGATTCTATTTACAGTCATCATGGTGAAAAGTCCATTTGTATGTTGGCGAGTTGTATTACCTTGACTCAAGAGGAAATCGCATGTATCCGCTGGCATATGGGCGCGTATGAAACCGATACGAACGAGTGGAAGTATTACGGCAACGCTATTGCAAAATATCCCAATGTGCTGTGGACTCACACGGCAGATATGATGGCCAGTCATATTGCTGGTGTGTAAGGAGGGATTATAATGTCGCCCTGTTTGATGTGCGCCGAAAAGAACTGTCACAACTGTCCATGTGCGATCTGTGAGGTCGTCAATGGCAAGCTGCAGGATAATTTTGTAATGCAGACAGCAATGAAGAATAAAGCGGACTGCAAGAAATTCATGGCGCGTCTTTCAGTAGAGCTTCAGCAAATCGGCCAGATGAAATCCAAGAGCTGGACGGATAAAAACAACTGGCGCGGGTTCCCGGCGGGCTGGTTTAAGCATGATGATCTGGTTTCGTGGTTGCTCTGTCATTGTTAAAAGGAGATGGCAAGATGGGATACACAGTATATATTACGGCAAATCGCTATTATGAAGTACATATCAAGGATGCAAAAGACACAGACGATGCAATGCAGCAGGCTCTGGCAAAGTATGATAACGGAGAGCTCGAAAGCTATGAGGATGAGTTTGAATCGGCGTTCGCAGAATCGGAGGATGATTGATTGGCAAGCAAGTGGCAAACCTGTCGGTTATCAGAAACTCAGGATCGTCGGGTGAAGTTGACCAAGGCCAAAAAGGAAGAAATCGCCCGTAAGTTTGAAACCGGCGAATACTCACTCCGGGGTCTGGCGCGGGAGTATAACGTTTCGCACAAAACGATTTCGCTCATTGTCGATCAGCGGGCAAAACGAAAGAACGATGAATACAACAGAACACACTGGATGTATTATCGTCCGGATGCAGAAACAATGCGGGAAGCGCACCGAAGATCAAAAGAATATAAAAAGCGACTGTACGAAAGAGGAGAGTTGAAATAATGGGACAGCGGTTGGTTATTACGGTCCATGCGTTTGACGAGGATATCGCCACGATCTATTATCACTGGTCTGCATATACAACCAGCGCACTGGACGAAGCTCAGAAGATCCTTAAAAATGTCAAATGGGAAGATACCACGTCAAAGGACGAATTGATCCTGCGTATCGTTCGCTTCATGGAGTCCAATGGAGGCTGTATCGATTTTGAAGATAAGCCGGAGTTCAATAAGCGTTTCCCGAATGTTGAGTTTAAGGACGATGGCTCCAGCAACGATGGTCTTGTTGCAATCTCTAAGCAGGTAATGGACAAGCAAAAATACTGGTCTGAGGGCGATTTGATCATTGATTTTGATAACGAAATGATTTGTAACTCGGTTTTCTGGTGGTATGATTCGGACGAATCTCTGCGGGATGAACTTGGCGAGGATTGCGATATTGATTTTGACACTATTCCGGAGCTCAAGATCGATCCCGGCGAATTCTCGTTCGATGATCTTACATATATGATCAAGACGTTTACAGATGGCTATAGTTATCATCGCTATCAGGGTGAAATCTTGGAAAGTATTGATGGTTGAGTGAGGTGATAAAAAATGACACAAGAAGAATTGCAGTCGATCATTACAAGCGAACCGTATAATTTTCTGCGCACCAATCCGCATTTGGGCAAGCAAGTGATGTTTTTGACCATTGGCGGCAGCCACGCCTATGGAACGAATGTGGAAGGGTCAGACGTTGATATCCGGGGTGTCGCACTTAACACAGAACATGAGCTGCTTGGCATGGACACGTTCGATCACTGGGTCGATGAAACCACTGATACAACGGTATTTAGTTTCAACAAAGCAGTCAAACTCATGTGCAGCGGCAATCCGAACATGCTGGAGCAACTTGGAAATGCTGACGATCTTGTCATCAGCTATCATCCGGCCACAAAGCTTTTGATGGATAATAAGAAGTTGTTCCTGTCCAGACAGGTCGTGTATTCGTTTGGTGGCTTTGCAGATAAATTGTTCAAGAAGGCAGTCACTTTGGGCGAATGGTGTAATCAATACCCAGAAGATCAGATCACAAAGAAGTGAATGAACAAAACCATTATGAATATGATTCGTCTTTACCTTATGGTATTTGATATTCTGGAAAAGGGTGAAATCATTACGAATCGGGCGGAAAATCACGACCTGTTGATGATGGCTCGAAACGGTGAATTCCAGGCTGCAAACGGTTATATCAAGCACGATGTAAAAGATTTCCACAAAGAATATGAAAAGCGTCTGCAGTACGATAAGGCGAACACTGCTTTGCCGGACACCATCGATAGAAACCGTGTCAACGAGTTAGTTGTGACTATCAATCGAATGGCGCTAACGGTGATGTAAAATGAAAATCGAAGACTATTCGCCAGATGAATTGGCTGAAATTTTTAAGGAAGAACTAGATCGTCTTAATATCCCATATCATTATGATCTGGACGCGGAAGTGAAATTTGCGCCATTGATGCCTGATGAACCAATTTTAGAAGTGTAATTTATTGGACTATTAAGATGATATAATTATAGGAAAGGAGTATACCCTCCACGGATGAGGGTATGAAAATTGAATATGTTGAAGCTGTCAGTGTCGAACGCAAACAGCAAGATGGGGAGTATCAAGTCGATCTCGATGCCCCGTATTAAAACCTGTGCTCCAGGCGTTCCGTGCGCAAAAATGTGCTATGTCAGTCACTTCGACTGGCGAACCACGGTACGAAACGCCTATGACAACAATTTGAATCTGTGGTTAACAGACCCTGACGGCTTTGAAGTCCAAGCGACTGCAGCTGCTTATGGGTCTTTTTATTTTCGGTGGCATGTCAGTGGAGATATCGTGGATGAACGATATTTCGATATGATGTGTCGCATCGCAACTAAACTCCCTCGCACTCAGTTTCTCGCATTCACCAAGAAATACGATCTGGTTAACACATTTGTGAAATCTGGCGGTACGATTCCCAGAAATTTACATATTCTCTTTTCATCCTGGCCTGGCTATAATGTAAATAACCCCTATAATCTTCCAGTTGCTTATGTGGCATTTAAAGATGGATATTGTGAAGCGCCAGCAGATGCATATGAGTGTTCTGGACATTGCGAGGATTGTGCTTACGCTGGTAAAAACTGCTGGGTCATGGGGCGAGGCCAGTCCATTGTTTTAAAAGAGCATTAAGGATTTTATAGACCCCTATTATAATAATGTAGGAAGGATGATATAAATGGCGTATGTTCTTACCAACGGACACACCTATATCACAAAAAAGCCGAATGGCAAATTCACAACAACATACGATTCAAGCCTGGCGTCGCAGTATGATGCAGAAAGCAAAGCCTGGAACGTATTAAATTGTCTGCCGCGTACATATAAAGAAGCCGGGTATCTCCCAAAGAAAATCGAAGTCAAGGAAGCATCGGCACAGTTAAAAGAGCTGGCCGCTCCCGCACAGCCAGAACGAAAGCGGTTCGATCCTGTATCTTATCCAATCGAAGATTCAGAGTGGATGACTGATTTTAAAAAGAGTCTCAAAATTGTCGATAAAACTCTCAGCAGCTTAAAGCCGATGTATGCCAACCTCTATTCTGATCTGACTCGGGCAACAGATGAGATTGATGATCTGGAGCACGCCATTGAGCTTGTCAAGGCAAACGCGGTCCAGCGCTGCTTTCTGGAGAACGAACTAAAGAAGGCGCGTAAGATCCGCCGCGAGTGCAAGGATGCGATGAGCCTGATCGAAATGGTGCTAAAGTTCAATCTGGATGACTGGGGAACCGGCAGAGTGCAGTCTGAAATTGTTCGCCTGGAAACTCGGTGTTATACGCCGAAAGTCCGTGATGATATTTTTGTTTAAGGAGTGATTTATTATGAGTGGAGCAGTTTCGTTTGTTTTGGGTCTACTGGGGCTGGGAGCTTCTGGCGCGGTCAGTGCTGGGCAGAGTATGAGCCGAAAGAAAGCTGATTATGAATTTGGTGAAGCACATGGTTATCATGGAACACCAGATGTCCTTCAGATGCGAGATCGTGTCCGCAAAGAGTGGTGGAGTATGTGTGGTGACGTATATAATGCCTGTGGTAAGCCTGCGAGTGAGTATGGAAATCCATACAAAACCCCATATTGTTATTGTAAGAAGCGCTGGTTTATTGCCCATCTGAACGAAAAAGGCATTCCGTATGATGATGTTGTCGTGAACGATGTGACAGGAGTCACATTTTATGAGCGGCAGAATCAGCGGTCGAGGGAGTGGATGAGAAAGTTATGAAAGTTTATGACGCTTTGAAGTCAGTTTTAGCAGCTGTAGAAAAAAATCATTCAAAATTAAGAGCAGAACCTGATTCCGACGGCGTATCCCATGACAAATGGGAAGAAGAGGAAGAGGTATTAACTGACTTAGAGGAAAGTTTGGAAGAAGCAATTGAACAATATGAAAGTGCGATGGAAGTGAGAAGAAGTCTGCGCACAATAGTTCTAAACAATTAAAAGTTGTCGCTTTGGGTTGAAATACGCTATATTTTGTGGTAAAATAACAACCGAACTGAATTTAGTTAGAAAAACAGGACATCTTTTAGTTGTTTGGAGGGCAAAATGCGGATCACATATACTGCCCAGGAAATGTACGAACATATCCGATCATATGACATCATTGAGTTCTGGGGCAGCCGGAACGAAGAAAATGTCTGCATGATCAAAGCCAAGTCATCCTGCGTTGCACTGAGAAAAGGCAAGCGATACAACTACATCAGTATCGAATGCCAGTTTGACCACAGGTCAGACATCCTTTGTTGCTGCTGCAACATTACAGGCAACGTGTTCTCTTGTGAAGTTGAGAGGGGGAAAAAGTCTGAGCACTTTATTATTACATCCGATTATGCAGAGGAGCCAATCACACTTTTTTTAAAAAATCTCTGAATTGGTATTGTAAAGTGTGAATGAGTGTGGTATAATAAGGACACAAAGTAAAACAGATGGTCAGCAAGGAGGTCATAATATGTTTAAGGCTGGCTCAAGTGTCCCAAAAATCGGTGAGATCCGTCTCGGTTATGTTGCAGATGTTAAGCAGGAAGGAAAAACTGTCCATAAATATTATGGCGTTCATCCTTATCTGATCGTCAGCAACAACATCTACAACAAAAACTCTGGCCAGTGTGAGGTGATTCCATTCACCACAAAACGCTGGAACAGCCGCAACCCGGTCCATGTTGATTTTGGTGTAGGTGAAGTTGATGGCTTACCACATGAATCCACTCTTGTGATCGAAGGCCGCGATACGCTGTTAAACTCTCAGCTGAGCGAACCAATCGGAACGTTCTCTGATAAGAACTGGCAGCGCGCAGCGAACGCCATGGTGATCCAGTGTCCGATGCTTGCGGCGGCATTCAGTACAAATCTGGTCTCTGCATCATAAAATCTACGATTCTGTTTGCAAAATCTTCTTACATAGTGTACAATGAATCTAATAGTTCATATACCGACCCACTGTGTAAGGAGATATCAAACGATGAGACAGAGTGCGGAATATTATAATGAAGAGCTCAAGACCAGATTTATTCTGGATAAAATGTGCGAAAAAGATTCCAACGGAGATCCAGCTAAGGATTCCGCTGGAGAATATATCATTCTTGCTAAGAGTAAGAACAGGTATAACAAGGTTCGCAGCATTTTTCATAAGCTTGCCGCGTCCGAACAGAAGTATGAGAAAGACTTTTATGAGATCGAGTCTGACAAAGACGAAGAATTTATAAACGATCTGTTCTCAAGGTGGATCTCAGAACTGAATGAAAACTACAGCATCTTTGTGTTGTCTATTTTCAAGCAGTATATTATGTGGTGCAGAGATGAGGGTTTGCTCTCAACGCAGCGGTACTATCAGCATCCGTTCTTTGACATGGAAATGTCCGGATGGAAAAAGAAAGACACCAGTTCCACCTTCCGCTCTGAGCGTGTAAAGAACCAGCTGGAAGCCATTGCAAACAAGAGTACCGATGAATTGGCTGAAAACTATGTGTTTCCATCAGAAGATGATTTCTTCACCTACGTCGTTTCTGTGTTCTCGGAAGAAGGGGCGATTATGACAGGCGCAATCATGTGTCTGCTGTATTATGGATTCCAGTCCGAAGAGATTCGCGTCATCAAAAGAAAAGACGTTGATGTAGACACGAGAACCGTCTGCGGGAAATATATCGATCACGATATCGCATGGTCGATCATCTGTAAGGCCAAAAACACGACCACATATTTCAAAAACCACGCAAAGGGACAACTTGGGAAGTTAGAAATGAATCTCGGCGATGGTCCATATCTTATTCGTACAAGCAGAGACAGTTCCAACGATAATCCCGTGCCAATTGGATACTTCAAAGACATGTATCGAAGAGAAAAGAAGATCGTCGAGGGGCTTCCGCCAACATCTAACTATAAAAACATCCTTGTTAAAACAAGCACCATCAAAAACCTGCGCGAATTCTATGAGATCATGTCGGAAGAGCATGAGTATGGTATCGAATATGTCGCGGAAAAATTCAGACAGAACCAATATGATACGCCGCTCACATTCCGAAAGTATCAAATAATGCGCGAGAAAGCAAGAAAATTATAAAAATGAAGGGGCCTGACCAGCCCCTGAATTTTTCCTTTACCATTCACACTTTACACTGTCATTATGATGAATAGGAGGTGATTGAAATGAGAAAGACGATTGCAGCCATTGTTGTAACCGGCGTTTATCTGCTGACGAATCTGCTCAGCGGGGAAGCAGCTGGTCCGGTCGAGACATATCAGAGCTGGAGCGATGAACTCAAGTCGTATACGCAGTCTGTATGTGACGAATACAATGTCGATTATTCGTTGGCGCTCGGTGTGATCTATAACGAAAGCAGGTTCCAAAGCGGCCTGACTCATGTGAATTCAAACGGCACAGTCGATTACGGTCTGATGCAGGTCAACGAGGTCAACTTCGATTATCTCAACAAGACGCTTGGCGTTCGATCCATGTCTGAACTGCTGGATGATAGAACGGGCATCAGATGTGGTGTTCAGCTGCTGGCGTATCATAAGCAGTACACTGGCAACGATTCGGCGGCGCTTCTTCGCTACCAGATCGGGGCAGGAAAGTACAAACAGTACCTGAGGAAAGGTCGGTACACCAACCAGACGCATCAACAGGTGCTTACATATCAGAGCGAACTCGCTTCTTATATGGATTCCTTACAGTAGGAAAAAGATCAGGCGGCAGAAAAACGTCTGTTTGATCTGATCAATCGGTGGAGTGAATCCACCTTTATATGCTGGAGTGGCGCAATGGTAGCGCAGGAAATTTGTAATTTTCAGGTTGCAGGTTCAAGCCCTGTCTCCAGCACCATTAGAACAGCGGGCAACCGCATCAAAGATTATGTATTACAAAGGAGAATAATTATGACTACTGAAACTATGACAATTCATCGCGCACTGGCCGAGCTGAAGGTTTTGGACGATCGTATCATGAAGTTGCTGAGCGAGGCCAAGTTTTGTGGTGCCGCTAAGAATTGTATGCAGAAGCTGGGCGGTGTAACTATTGAAGAGTACAAGCAGAATGCCCAGTCTACTTATGATAAGATCACTGATTTGATGGCTCGTCAGGCAGCGATTAAGCGGGCGGTGTCCGAGTCCAATGCGGTTACTCATGCTGTTGTATGTGGACATGATTATACTGTTGCGCAGCTTATTTGGATGAACCAGCACGGCATTGATTTCAAGAGTACTTTGCTCAATGTTCTGGAGCGTCAGTATGCAAGCGCAGTTGCTGCTACTGAGGCTGCAAACTCCAAGCTGAGTGATAAGGCAGATGATTTTATCAGCCGAAACAACGCTGGCGCAGACAAGAACAGTATGGATGCGGAAGCTGTTAAGGATATGCGAGAGAGCTACATTGAGCGTGAAACCATGCAGCTGGTCGACGGTATCAACATCAAGAAGATCAAGGAAGAACTGGCTGATGAGATCAATAAGTTCAAGGCTGAGGTTGACGCGGTTTTGTCTACTTCTAACGCCATGACTGAGATCACAATCGAATACTGATATTTAATCAGCGAAGCATATTCACTGTCTATCGAAAACGACAAACTGTAATCGTTCGTTCTTTGCTGATGGTAGCCTGCTTGAACGAAATCAAATAATAAAAAAGCTAATAACCATTCATATAAAAGCTGGCCTCATAAGCCGACAAGATGAAATCAAGTAAAATATTTGGTAATACTTGAATTTTTGGATTTGTCAAGAGGTTAAGACGCAAGCCTATAAGCTTGAAACGATGGTTCGAATCCATTATCCAAAAAAATCGAATCAAGAGAAGGAGTTGTCCCAAGGGCCAACACGTAGTTGATTCAAATGTCTTGGAAAGGTTAACGGTTATTGATTTAAAGGTTAAAGGTTGAAAGTTCAAAGCTTAAACTTCTAGCTAAAGATTAAACAGTAACGAATACAGGTCAAAGGTTTATAAAATCCATGGGCACAGGTTTGTGGATCGATTACATAAGTCCCGTTGTTTACCACATGGCTGGTAGATGGTGAGCGCCTTGGCAGGGGCGTAACAATACCTGCCGTTTATATGGTTCGGTAGCTCAGAAGGATAGAGCACTAGCCTGTCACGCTAGGGGTCGTGGGTTCAATCCCCATCCGAATCGCTTATGGTCCTATAGTTCAGTTGGTTAGAACGAGAGACTGTTAATCTCTATGTCACCTGTTCGAGTCAGGTTAGGACCTCTTTATGGTTCTGTAGATCAGTCGGTAGAGCAGGGGACTGAAAATCCCCGTGTCGCTGGTTCGATTCCAGCCGGGACCACCAATGTGTAAGTTGATTTGATAATTGAATTTGGTCGAAATCCTCCATAAAAAGGTTGTCCGCCAAGGTCGAAAAATCAACATGAATTCTCACCAAAATGATGTTATCAATGAAATTTGCAATAGGATTAGCGAGGCAGTCACACTCCTGATCAGGGGCCGATGTAGCAAGCTTGGTCAAACTGCGTGCCCTGACGATGATAAGATCCGCATTCCAGGCGCAACTGTGCGTGAGTCTCACCAACCCGAAAACAGTGAGAGGTGAAGGAATAACACTGAAAAACCTTATGTAGCGCGGCTATAACCCGGAAGAGGCTTGACCCAAAAGGATGATCGAGTTTGAGAACCGCAGTGGATAAGCATATCGCCAATAGTGCTCTGAAGAGTAACGGTAAATGCCGGACGCCTGACCCGTTAAAGCCAGGACGAGGATCACAGGTGACATCCCTCTGTGATCTATATTATGCGATCGTAGCTCAATTGGTAGAGCACTTGACTTTTAATCAAGGGGTAGCGGGATCGTAACCCACCGGTCGCACCAATACCTGTCTGTGGTTGGGTAAACAGTCTTGTGGAGACGCTGACAAGATAGAAGAGCGAGCGTCATATCCGTGGGCGGGCATTCGGATTCGATGTGCGCCCATAGCTTAATTGTTAAAGCCGCAGTCTCTAAAACTGTCATTTTGCAGGTTCGAATCCTGCTGGGCGTGCCAAACAAATTACATAACAGTATCCATATTTCTCAAGAAAGGAGCCAGTTTTATGAAACGACAGCAAATTTATAAAGGTGTCATAGGCCATCAGGGTTGGGGTGCTGATGAATTTGAACATCGATACGGACGTTGGAGTGGAGTTCGAAATAACTGGGCAAAGGCAAAACTTCGTGATAAGCGTCTCGCGAAGCACAGGACGAATCAAATCAGAAATGAACAAATTAAAGAGGAGCTTAACGATTATGGCAATGATTGATCCGTATGATGATGACTTCGGTGCCATTTGTAATTGTGCTGTTCGATACGCAGTTGGGCGCAGAACATATATGCCTAGTCTTGTGATCGATTTCATCACACAGCATCTGAGCGAGTTGACAGATAAAACGCTATGGTGCTTTCAGCGGGATCTATATCAGCGTCTGGATGAAGGGTTTGATTTTGGAGACGAATTTGATCTTCAAAACTGGATGAGCTTTCTGGAAAATGTTGATAAAGAAATCAAGAAAAGAAAACAGCCCAGCGGCCATAACCACTGAGCTGTCAGGATTACCCGATGACGTGATTCATCTGCAGAACCATCAGTATGAGCCCGACGATACTGCAAATGTCACCAGCGACATCAAGAAAATCTTTCGCCTAACGCTTCATCTAAGCACCTCCAATCCGCTCGAGACGCGAGAACAATGTCCGTCATTGAGGGACTGGTGTGTCTAGTGAGAGTTAAGTTGGCAAAGTGTATCACGTTGTTACGCGATTGTCAAGAATCATCCCGAGCATGATGTGAAAAGGCTTGTTATATGCGGCAATGGCTGAGTGGTTTAAAGCGGTGGACTTGAAATCCATTGATGGTAATACATCCGCGAGTTCGAATCTTGCTTGCCGCGTGTTATGGCCTGTTAGTCAAGAGGTGAAGATGCTGCCCTTTCACGGCGGAGACATCGGTTCAATTCCGGTACAGGCCATTTTTTTGAAAATTAAATATTGTGAGGTATCAAAATGAAAACGACGAAGAAAGATTGGATCTATCGTGTGATTCTTCTTATTCTGTTGGCGATTATCTGGGACATTGGCGCGGCTTTGACTTCGCCAATTTTTGTTCCCCAGAAAGGCGCTGTGTTTCGAGAATTCTTCCTGTTGATCCAAAATGGGACAATGTTGAAAGCATTCCGATATTCGCTGGTTCGCATTACGGTGGCAGCCGCTTTGAGTGCCGGCATCTCCATTCCTCTTGGCTGTCTGATGAAAATCTGTCATCCGCTTCAAAAGCTGCTCTATCCAGCAATTCGAGCAATGCGATTTTTGCCAGTCACTGCCTTCTATCCACTGTTGACTATGTGGTTTGGAATCGGAGAGAAAATGAAGATCGCTTTCTTATTTGTAGCCAGCTTTGTGTTCATGCTTCCAAGCGTTCTGATCGCCCTGGATGATGTCAGTGATGATGTGATCGAGGCAGCCAGTATTGACGGCGCAGGGAAGTTCAGTACAGTAACACGAATCATCTTTCCAATTGCAGCGCCTTTCATCTGTCAGTCATTCGCCACAATGTACGCCATCGGTTGGACCTATATCGCAGTGGCCGAAACAGTGAATGCGAAGTACGGTATTGGCTATCTGATCTATACTTCGTCCGCTCGTGGCCGTACATCTCTGGTGTTTGTTGGAATATTGGCGATTGTGATTTTCAGTATTCTGTTTGACTGGATCACAAATATCTGTATCAAGAAGATTTTTAAGTGGAAATTTTCATAAGGAGGACAACATGTCGCATGAAATTGAGTTGTGTGGTTGTTTGACCATCCCAGATAACGCGAATTTTGATGAAATCACAGACGTGTTCTTGGATTTTGTTGAGTCGCATGGTTGGTACTATGGTGGTGGGTTCTCTGAGATTCGAGACGGCTGTTATGTGAAGCCGGACGGAACTAGTGGTGATCCAATTTATAAATCAAATAAGGAGAAAGATTATGGCACATGAAATTAAAATTATGGGATGTCTGAGTATTCCAGATAATACAAGCTGGGAGGAGTCAATAAGTTTATTTGTTGAATTTATCGAGTCACATAATTGGTGCTATTATGGTGATTTTGCTGAGATTCGTGATGGAAAGCAAGTAGGTTATGGCGTAATAAAAAAAGAAAACGAGGAGAAAAATTATGGCAAAGAAAAGTCTATTTGAAAAACTCGGTCTTGTTGAGGGTGTAGCTGCTTCTGAGTATGATATGCCGAATACCACGAATGTCACCACGAATGCATCAACCGGCGACGACACAATCAATCTGTCTCTGGATGAATGGGCGGGATGGTTGAGCTGTATCACCGCAAATGGAGGTCTTACTACTCAGCCCGGTTCTGTATTTGACCAGCTCGGCATCAAGGTGAATATCAATGTCATCAACGACGCTACTGAGTCCAGCAATGCACTGATCTCTGGTGATCTGCAGGCCGCCGGTTATACTACGAACCGTGTCGCATTCCTGTCTCAGAAGTTTACGGATGCCGGTAAGAATATCATCATGCCGGTGTTTACTAACTACAGCTATGGCGGCGACGGTATTATCGCTTCCACTCAGTTTGCGGATGTGAATTCGTGGGTCAATGCCAAGATCGGCGTGCCTGAATTCTCTGAGGCCGAAACCCTGGTTGCTTGGTTTGTCAATAATTCCAACCTGTCCGATGCGGATAAGGCAACCATTATGAACAACCTGATTATGTTTGGTACGGCAGATGATACTGCTAAGGCATACTTTGCTGGTCAGATCGATGTGGCTGCAACATGGGAGCCGTACCTGACTCAGGCTAAGACCTATACCAACAGCACCGTTGTTTTTGATACCAAGTCTTCTTCTTCTCTGGTCATGGATGGCATTGTGTTTGATGCCGATTGGGCCGCAGCTCACGAAGATACTGCCAAGAAGTTCGTCAAGGGTATTCTGATGTCTTATGATCAGCCCATCAATTACGAAGCAGCCCGTGAAGTGTTCCCGATGTACTCCACTTCCAGTGATGCCGATATCGACGCTACTTACGCCAATGCCAAGATGGCCAGCTGGAAGGACAATTACAACATTCTAAACGATACTGCTCCCATGATCTATAACCAGATGTGCGATATCTGGGAGGCTCTGGGCGAAACCGTTAATCGCGGCCTTGTGGACACGATTTTTGATACCACTTATATTGACGCTCTGAAAGGTGATTTTAAATCCACTTCCGCCGCAAATGCCACCACAAAGGTGACTGTAAGTGACGAAACCCGTGCCAATATCACCCAGCAGGTCACTGGCAATCTGGATTATGATTCCATGCTGAGCAAGACCGCCAATGTAACATTTGTCCCGGATTCTTCTGTGTTCACCGATCAGGCCAGCGCAGCCTCTGTTCTGGATGATTTCGTAAATATCGCCAAGACTCTGGATGGCACCATGATCGTTATCAACGGTAATATCAATGCGGACACTCAGACCGATTTTGGTGTACAGCTCTCTGCAAATCGTGCTCAGACTGTTGCTAACTATCTGGCTTCTCAGGGTATTGATCAGAATCGACTGATTATTACAGGCTCTGGCAATGCAAAGTATCAGGCCGACAAGGCTGCTGGTGCTCTGAAGTCGGATGCAAGCGTGTACCAGTCTACTGACATCAGCTTTATGCGAATTGAGAACTGAGGTGATTCAGATTGATCTGGATTGAAATCAGTAAAGCAATTTGGATTGTGGGCGGATTGATGCTGGCTTCTTTTGCGGCTGGTTATCTCTTCCATGGTCCAACTACTAAGATTTAAAACTCACGGCGGTGCTCAGGTAGCACTGGGTGCCGCCTTATATGATGCGTCGTGGTGAAGCGGTAAACACAGTGGAATTTGACTCCATCATACGCAGGTTCAAATCCTGCCGGCGCAGCCAGAAAATAAATTAAAGGAGAGCACAAAAATGACCACCCCAGAAGAACTTGAGGCTGCATTGAGAGACTTCAAAAAAGAATGCGATGAAAGCTGGGATTGCAAAAGATGCAAATACGAATCAGTTTGTAAAAAGTTTAAATTCTGGGACAACAGCATTCCTAAAGATTGGGGATATTTTGGAGGAGAACATTTCGGATTGACAGAAAAAGAATGGGCTGAACTATTTTAAATAGGAGGAATCAAAAATGGTTACAGAAGAACAACTTGAAGCAGCTCTCCGAGATTTTATTAGCAATTGTAAAGGAATTGGAACTGCTTATGATACTCATTGTTTGAAATGCAGATATCATTCAGTGTGCGACCGATTGATAGTATGGGAAAATAATGCTCCTTGTGATTGGGAACTTTATCCAAAGGAGGAATCTCAATGACAACCCCTGAACAACTTGAAGCGGTCATCAAAGATTTTATCTATGAATGTGAAAAGCAAAATGAAACAAGTGATAGCTGCGGAGAATGTATGTATTACGATTTCTGTGCTCGATTTTACACGCCGCATTGTGATTGTCCTGATGAATGGACGATTTATGACAAAGTAAGCCCACTTCCGTCTTAATTTGAAAAGGAGTTTCCAGATGGCAGTTTATATGACAGGTGATATCCATGGCAACCCAAGTCGATTTTATGATCTGAAGAGTTTCTGCAAGGTGCATTCAGACGCAGAATGGTTTATCTGCTTGGGCGATGTTGGTTTGAATTACTATGGCGAGGATCATCCGCAGGAGATGTATATCAAGAATATTGCGGATGAAATCCCTGCAAAACTGTTCTGTATTCATGGCAATCACGAGCGGCGTCCTACAGAAGCAGATGGATATAAACAGATCGATGTCACAGAGGGTGCGATTCAGGGTCCGATGATGTGGCACGCAGAACACCCTAACCAGTATTTTGCCATCGACGGTGCTGTATATACGATTTTTACATCAGACCGTGTGTTGACTGCACTTGTTTGCGGTGGTGCTTATTCGGTTGACAAGTATTATCGTCTGCGGCGCGGTTGGCATTGGTGGCCGGACGAACAGCCAAATGAACTCACGAAGGGGCTGGTACGGTTGATGGCAACGGAAAAACAAATCGATATTATGTTGACCCATACCTGTCCGCTGCGGTTCGAGCCAACTGAGCTTTTTATCTCTGGCATTGATCAGAGCACAGTAGACCAGTCAACAGAACGATTCTTTGATGAAATCTACTCCTTATTCCCTGCATACCAAGAGCCAATGTGGTACTTTGGCCACTTCCATGGAAATAAATACACGGATGAATACGTGATGCTCTTTGATGACATCATGGAACTGAAGTGAATTTATAAATAGTAAATCGAAAGGGGAGTACAGATGCTGTATGGACGTGCGTCTCCTGATTTGATTCGATAGCATTTCGTCAAATTAGATAGGAGAAAACAATATGACTTGTAATTTTTGTGGTAAGACTCTGGACACCTGCGATGAGACCAATCTTGGTAACCTGGAACTGCCTTTCTTCTACGGGAGCAAGCGTGATGGGGACAAGATGAAGTTTTCTCTCTGCTCTGGCTGTTATGACAAGCTGGTAGATGAATTTATGTCCAGATGCAAACACGAGCCCATCGTTGTTCCCTTTGCCCCAAGGGTGCCGGAGTGGGAGCATAAGACTACTGAAGAATTCGATTATTGATAACTGATTACATAGGAGGTACATATGGCAAGTAAGGAAAATAACGTTTACTCTCGCTTTAGCTTTTGCGGAAAGGTCACCGTTTCCAAAAAGGTCCCGTTCGTGAAGCGCGACACCTACGACAAGGGTGAGAAGATCAGTATTAACTTTGGTATCAAAGCCGGAAACAATCTTGGTTATGTCAAGCTGGAAGGCTTTAAGAATGACGAGATCAAGACCATGGATACTGACCGAAACAATATCGAGGTCGCGTGGAGTGATCGTCTGGACGAGGATGTGATCAAGACTGTTGCCAGCACCAAAAAGTTCACAGTGAACCTGGGCGAGCGCAAGGAGTTCATTACCGAGTGGGATATGATCGAGTATCTGGAGTCCGCTCTGGCCGGTTATGAAGACGATATTGTTGTCACCGGTAAGTTCGTTCTGCGTCCCGGCACCGGTAAATACAAGGATCAGGTTTATCGCGAGTATCAGATCCAGAACGTGTATATGCCCGGTGAGAAGGAAGTTCCTCATCTGACTATGAATCTGGACCTGTACTACGACAAGGACAGCATGGATACAACCACTCTGAAGGATGACGGCAAGATTATGATGCATTGCTACACTCCGATGTGGTCTAAGGCAGATGGCGCACAGAAGATGTTCCAGATCGACACCGTGTTCAATACTGCTGTTTTTGATATGGACAAGCCGAAGCACAAGGCAATCCACGATTACAAGATGCGCTATCTGGAAACCAAGTCTCGCAATCCTGTCCATATGAACTGGCAGATCGCAGTCGTCAATGGCGCTGAAGAGGTCCCGTTTACTATGGACAGCCTGACTGAACAGCAGCGGGAACAGGTCGAACTCGGTATCTCTAAGATGGAAGATTTCAAGCCGCGTGGGAATATCCTCGGTGATCGGGAAAAGGAGCTGCGTCTGGTAAAGCCTATCCTGACTGGTGAATTTGAGGAGTGCAAGACTGCAGCTGATTCTGGTTACACTGCTCGTGAGTTCGAGGATGAGATCTGGACCCCGGCGGTTGATGAAAGCGTGGACGATATGATGAAGGGCGGTTCCAAGGCTAAGACCAAGGCAAAAGCTGCTCCTGCAGTCGAGGCCCCGGAAGACAGCGATGATGATATCGACACCATGTTTTGATCCTGTCGATTTACCATGGAATGAAAATTAAAAGGAGAATACATAATGGGTTTTAAAATCAATCGTATTAAGGCAGACCTTGGCAGCTATCCTCATTATATGCTGCTCGGAATTCGCAAGATCGGCAAAACCACCTTTATTCGTGACCTGATCAAAGAGAAGTATGGTGATGCAACCAAGGGCCTACTGATTTCTTGCGGTGCTGAGAATGGTTACCACGCTCTGGATGATCTGCAGGTTGAAGAAGCGAAGGTTTTCAATCAGGACTACGACGAAGAGACCGACAGCCGTGGTTTCATTCAGATTGTTGATGATATCGTCGAGAATAATAAGGACTATGGCATTAAGCTGGTCGCCATCGATACCTTGGATTGCCTGTATGATATCGCTGCACAGGAGGCCATTCGGTTGTCTCGTAAAGAGACCGGTAAGCCGTGCAAGAGTATTAACGATGCATTTGGAGGCTACGGTCGGGGACTTGACCGTGTGATTGCACTGATTCAAGAGCAGATTACTCGTCTGGAAGATGCCGGTATCGCTGTGTTTATCTTGTCTCACGTCAAGGAAAAGACTCGTACTGATATGGTTACTGGTGAAGAGTATCAGGTTTGGACAAACAACCTGATGGACAAGGTGTATGGCGCAATTGCTGATACTGCACAGATGGTTATGATGGCGGTCTTTGATCGTGAAATCAAGGATAAGAAGGTCACTGGTGAAAATCGTGTCCTGTATCTGCGTGCTACTGCAAGTCTGGATGCTGGTTCTCGTTTTCACGGTCTGCCTGAGAAGGTTCCTTTCACCCCCAAGGCTTTCGTCGAAGCGTTTGAAGAGGGTGTTAAGAACTCTGCCACTATGAAGCCGATGACTGATGCCGATATGGCTGCCCGTCAGAAGGAAGAGGCCGCACAGCAGGAAAAGACTGCAGAAATCGCTCGTCGTAAGGATGCAGAAAATCGTGCTGCAGTTCAGGCAGAAGAGGACGAGCCTCACCGTGCCGAGTGGATCAGCGCAATTCAGGATCGTTTCGGTAACGCTTCTGCCGATGTTAAGGCTCAGATCAAGGCGATCCGCGATGAGATCGGTCTTAAGTTTTCTGATCCGGAATTTCCTATTGACGCATTGAAACGCGTTTATTCTTTGGTCTAATCATTCACACTTTACATGGTCATTCCAAAGTAAATACGCAGGGCGGGATGGTGGGTATGTTGAGGTAGGAAATATGGCAAAGGAACCTACAGTTAAATGTATGGCTACCGGGGTGCAAGGACCCAGGAGTCAATTTTACAAAGCGCCAAACAATCGCTATTTCCAATCAGAAGCGGTTTATCAGGCGTGGTTGGCCGGGCGGCGCAAGGAGAAGGCGAAAAAGAATAAGCCCGCTCCTCAAAAGAAACCAGGCCGCACGATGGAATCCTATAAGAAGCTATGCAGTACGATTGCGGACTTTATTGGATATGACCCGGAAAATGGTCAGCCAATGCCAACAATCGTATTTCGCCGGCTGAAGGAACTGGATTTCTACTCGGATGAAATCATTCAGCAAACCATGGATGAAAACGAAAAGTCGATTCGGTGGGCAATGCAGAATAAGAAGTTCGAGGATGACGCAGGGAAGTGCAGCTATCTGATGGCGATCATTCGCAACAATATCGGCGCTGTTTACCGGCGTGAAAAAGATAAGGCAGAAAAGACTGTCAAAAATAATGCAGAACCAAATCTTGATACAATGATCGACCTGTCAATGATCGGTACTGCACACAAAGGAAAAGATGTCAGCAGCTTGCTAGGAGGTGACGATTTATGGATTTAACCAAGGCGATTGAAAAGATCGAAGCAAATCGTGTACAGGCCGAAGCAAGCTTTGTTTTTTGTCTGTGGAAAGATCCCCAGCGATACGACGATTACAAAAACATCAACGAAGGAACAGATAAAACCCTGATCTGTGAAGAACAGGTTTTCTATTTCATGGTCGGTCGCGGCATTCGTCGGCAGGGTTTTTCTAATATCGATAACATCACTCTTGATACATATCTGGCGGACAAACCCACACTCCGTCGGCACTACGAAGAGCTGAACGGCTGGCGTGCTTGTAAGGCGATGATGGATCTGGTCGATCCGGAGAACACGGACAGCTATTACAACCAAATCGCCAAAATGAATACGCTCAAAATCTTGGCCACCAAGTATGATGATCTGCTCAGTCACCCGGAGCGCTTTGATGATGCAACGAATGAAGATGTGTATAACACTTTTGAGCTGCTCAATAACAGTGTGGCGCTGACAACCGGCAACGATTCAAAGATCGAAAATCTTGTTGTTGATGAAAAATACATCCAGCAGTGCAATGCCGGCATGGATCAGGGAATCAGTTATGCAGCCGGAGCACCTCTATTGAATTATCTGACACTTGGTGCTCCTGTTGGGGATATGTATTTGTTTGCTGGCCACAGTGGCACAGGAAAATCAAGTTTTATCTTTGAAAATATGGTTCTCCCATTTGCAGAAGGCGGCACAGGCGTTGCGATTATTTCAAACGAGATGCAGAGCAAGGCATATAAAAATATGTTACTGGTTCACATCCTCACGAAAGAATTGGACTACTGGAAAATCACCCGTAAAAAGCTCAGTCTTGGCCATTTTAATGAAGAGGAGTTGGAGATGCTTCGTAAGGCGGCAGCCATTACAAAAGAAAAGTATTCCAATATTCGCTTTGTAAAAATGTTCGAAAACGACACTTCTAAGGTGCTTCAGTACATCAAGCGTCTTGCAAGATCCGGCACAAAGGCAATCATCTATGACACCATGAAATCGGATGACGGTATTGACGATAAGATGTGGCAGGCATTGTTGATGAACAGCCGTCGCATTTTTAATACCGTTTCAAAAGAACAGGTCGCTATGATCTGCACTTTTCAGTTGGCATTACATACTACGAATCAGCGTTGGCTTGACGCAACTTGTCTGTCAAACTCAAAACAGATAAAAGAAGTGGTGGCTCAAGCTGTCTTTGCCAGGGCATGTTGGCAGGACGAATATACCGGCGAGAAATTTGATTGCAATCCCTATCGGCGGAATAAGGATAATCCAAAAATCAAAGAGCCATTCATCATGGATAAAGATAAAAAATACATGGTTCTTTTTCTGAATAAAACTCGTTCTGATGAAGATGGTCAAACTCTTCTTTATCAGTGGGATTCAGCTTGGAACCGTTGGATCGAAATTGGTTTCTGTACCATTGTAAATGACCATGGCCAATACGACCGCAGATAAATAAGAAGGGAGGCTTCGATATGAATGGATGTCAATGTATTAACGTCTAAGCTTGAAAATCAGCCAGACAAAATCATTCAGATCCTTGAAGCACTTGGCTTTGAAAATATCAAGTTCAATCCTCTCAAAAATAATCTGCGGTTCGCTCGGGAAGAGCAGCGAAATCCAACCAGTTGTATGCTCGATTGCGGCACGCTTCGGTTCTTTGTTTTCTCTACAAACCAAAAGGGGAATCTTTTCAGTCTGATTATGGATGTCAAAAGATGTTCGTTTCCAGATTCTTTGAAATTCGCTGCACAAAAGGCTGGCATCTCAGAAGAAGAGGTCAACATCAAAACACATTGGCCGTTCGGCGGGTTCTTTCTAAAACTGATGCCGGACTATGAAGAAGAGATGGAAGATTTGAAAACGTACCCAGAGGAGACCCTGGAACCGTATGCAAACAAATATAATCTCCGCTTCATCAAAGATGGTATCAGTTTGGATACTCAGCAAAAATTCGGTGTTGGTTATGATGTTGAGTCAAATCGAATCACAATCCCAGAGCGGGCAACCGATGGTTCTCTGGTCGGCATCATGGGTCGCGCCAATTATGAGTGTGAACACGATAAACGCTGGTATCCGTTGATCTCTTGTCCACGCAGCAAAACACTGTTTGGATACGCGGAGAACTACCATCGGATTCAGGAAACAGGGAACATCGTTCTGTTTGAATCTGAAAAAGCAGTTCAGCAATGTGATTCGTTCGGCTGCAATATTGCCCTTGCAACGTGCGGCTGTCATGTATCGGATACACAGGCCAAATACATCAAACGAATGCTGCCAAAGAAAATCATTCTGGCCTATGATGAAGGGCTCGAAGAAGAGCACCTGGTCAACGAATGTAAAAAACTTATCGTGGACAATCCGATCTTAAAAACAAAAGTTGGATACATTTGGCCTGACGGGTTGATTCAAGAGGGCTCCAAAATGAATATCGCTGATCTTGGTAAGGATGTCTACAAAGAGGGCGTAACAAAATATGTGAAATGGGTAGAGGAGTGATGTAAATGGGACAAAGAGTAATAGCCCCTGAGCTACAAGCACTGTATGACAAAGGGGCGCAGGTGTACAGCTATTCAAAGCTCGGCACCATCCATGATTGTCCGTATAATGCGTATCTTACATATATCGAAAAGCGTGATCAGTGCGCCAATGTGTATTCCTCTCTTGGTACTGTGGTTCACGATACGCTGGAAGGAATCGTTGAAGGAAAGAACACAGAAGCAGATATCGGTCCTGCCATTGAAAACGGTCTGGACGAACTCGATATGCTTGGGATTGATTTTCCTAAAACGAGAGATGGCGGCAATGGCATCCGCGATAAATGGATCTCAAACATGCGTTGTATGGCTCGTGATTGGGTCAGTCCAAAAGGCGAGTATGAAATCGAGAAGCTGCTTATTCTGAAGCTTTGTGATGATCGCTATCTTCAAGGTTATGCAGATTTGATCCGTGTCCTGCCAGACGGGCGGCTGCAGGTGTTGGATATCAAGACTTCCAGTCAGTTTAAGGATGAAGACCTACTTCACTATGGTCGTCAGCTGGTCGCGTACACTCTGGCGCTTGAACAGGCTGGATTCAAAACGGCCGTTCCTTGTTGGATCATGGTGAAATATTGCAAGATTACATACGAAACCGGATTCGGAAAACGTGCAAAATCAGCCGAAAAGGTGCTCGATCGATGCAAAGTGGGTTACACGCTGCGGTCCACGGTTCGTTCCAAAATGAAAGCCGCCGGGTATGACAGTGAGCAGATCGAAATTGTTACCCAGGCATTTATCGAATCGAACGATATCAATGATCTGCCGGAAGATATTCGCTGCCAGTTCAAATTGACTACATATGTCAGACCGTATCCTGTCACCGATGAACTGCGCAAAGAATGTATCGATTACATAAACGAAACAGCGGACGAGTTCGAGGAGCGGAAACGCAGTGGCGAATGGCCTGCACGAGAGATCGAAGAGAAAAATGGCAATCCCAATTTCTTCTGTACTAATCTCTGTGGTCATCGTAAAACCTGTGAACCGCTTCGGGATTGTATCAACAAGCGGCCGTTTTATGCGGCAAAAGACCCAAGCGTGGTCGGTATAGACGATTTGTTTTAAGGAGGATTCATGGAGCAAAACTATGTTGTATACCATTTGCACGACGATAAAGGTTCGCTCCTTGATTCTTGTACAAAATGGGAGGATTATGTTGATCTCGCTGCTTCTTACGGAATGAAAGCGATTGCTTCTACCAACCATGGCTACAACCTTAACTGGACTGAAAAGAAACAGTATGCAGAGAAAAAGGGCTTGAAATTCATCGTTGGTTGCGAGGTGTATCTTACTTCTGAGATATATCACTATCCAGAGATTCCAGACGAGGTTTATGAATCTTATCAGGGATGGGACCCGCAGGAAGCACAAGAGGAAATCGGTAAAATGATGGATGCTGAACGCTATAAAGTTCGCGACAACTTCCATACGATTCTTCTTTGCAAAAATGCTCGTGGTGTTTTGGAACTGAACAAGGTGATGGGCACATCTTATGATGCTGATCACAAGTATTATAAGCCGCGCATTACCTTTGAAGAGTTCTTTGGTCTGTCTGATAACATCATCAAAATCTCTGCTTGTCTGGCAAGCCCGCTTCGCAAATACACGTCAGAATGTGATGGATTTCGTCAGGAAGTCTATGACAAACTATGCGAGACTTATGACTATTATGAGATTCAGTATCACGATTGTGACGATCAAAAGGAATATAACCAGTATCTCTGGGAGCTTTCTAAGAAATATCACAAGCCACTGATTGCTGCAACTGATACCCATAGTCTGAATGCGTATAAAGCAGAGTGCCGTAAGATTCTTATGATGGGTAAGGGAATCGAGTTCACTGGCGAGGACGAATTTGATTTAACCTTCAAATCTTACAATGAACTGGTCGATGCGTTCACTGTGCAAGATGCGCTCCCTCGTGAAGTCTGGATGGAAGCAATCGAGAATACGAATCGGATGGCCGATAGTGTCAATGATTTCACTCTAAGCACAAAGGCGCGGTATCCCATTTTGACCGGAACCTCTGAATCAGATGCCGGAGTTTATATCAAACGAACCCATGATATGCTAAACGACAAAATTCGTCGCGGTATCATTCCTGAATTTGAAGTCGCACAGTTTAAGGCAGATGTTGAAGAGGAACTTACAGTCTTTAAGAAAACCAACATGCTGGGCTTTATGCTTTCTATGAGCGACCTGATGATTTGGGGCAAAAATGAAGGCATTCCGTTCGGACCAAGTCGTGGTTCTGTTGCAGGTTCCCGGTGTGCATTCGTTACAGACATTATCGATGTTGACCCGGCTCGCTGGAATCTGGTGTTCTCGCGCTTCTGCAATGAAAACCGTGTTGAGATTGGTGATATCGATATCGACGTGCCAGATGCTTATCGTCCCATGATTTACAACCACATCTTTGAATCGTTCGGTCGTGAGAAGTGTGCGTATGTTCTGGCTATGGGTACTTTGGCAGGAAAAGCGACAATCGACGAGATTGGACGAGCTCTTGCAAAGGTCTGGAAGCGTGAAAATCCGGATGCAGACGAATCTAAGAATCCTTATTCCCTTGATCGGATCGCAAAAGTGAAAAAGGAATACGATGCCAGCGCTGAAAAGTGTCGTGCAGATCATCCTGATATCTTCTACTACTTTGATGGATTGCAAGGAACGATCGTGTCTCTGTCACATCATCCGGCTGGCGTTATCATCGCTCCAATCGACCTCTATAAAAGGTATGGTGTCTTCCAAGATAAAGACGGGCTGCCCATTTTGTGTCTTGACATGGAAGCGTCTCATGCAGTCGGTCTGGCAAAGTACGATATCCTCGGTCTTGATACAGTATCTGTTATTGATAAAACCTGTAAGCTGGCTGATATTTCGTACCCGCACACTTGGGAAATGGATTTCGATGACCAGGCAGTCTGGGCAGATATGAAAACGTCTCCGGTTGGCATTTTCCAGTTCGTTGAGGACTTCGCTTTTGATTCGCTCAAAAGATACGATGTTCACAGCATCGCAGATCTGAGCTTGGTCACGGCAGCCATTCGACCCGGCGGCGCTTCTTACAGAGATAAGCTCTTCCGGCATGAAGCAAATCACAACCCGTCGCCTGAAATCGACGAGCTGTTAAAAGATAGCCTGGGCTGGCTTGTCTTTCAGGAACAGACCATCGCATTTCTCCAACAGTTCTGTGATATGAGCGGCGGTGATGCAGATAGTGTTCGTCGTGCAATCGGTCATAAGAACAAGGTGGAGTTGGATGCGGCAATGCCTCGTATCCTGAATGGCTATTGTAATCACTCAACGAAGCCAAGAGAAACCGCCGAAACAGAGGCAAAAGAATTCTTACAGGTCATCGAGAACTCAGCCTCGTATCAGTTTGGTTTAAACCATGCTACCGGGTACTCTATCCTTACATATTATTGTGCATATTATCGTTACTACTATACCCACGAATTTGTGACTGCACTTCTGAACACTGCGGATACGCAAGAAAAAATCGTTAATGCGACCAAGCTTGCGAATGAACGTGGCATCCAGATCATGCCCATCAAGTTTCGTCATTCCCGGGATGAATATGTCTATGATAAGACAGATAAGAAAATCTATCAGGGAATGGAATCTATCAAGTACCTGAACAAGCGGCTCAGTCGGGAGTTTTATAAGCTCCGCAACCATAAATTCGATTCTTTCATTGACTTGTTGTTGATGAACCAGAAAAGAAAAATTGCGGACAGTCGGCAGTTAGGGATTCTAATTGAGCTTGATTTCTTTTCTGAATTCGGCAATCCCAATCAGTTGTTGGAACAGGTTGATATCTTCAATAACTTCCTTGATGCAAAACAGCTCAATAAGGACGAGATGGACAAGCTTCTGTCTCACGATATCATGGCCAAACTGTGTGAGAAAGAGACCGAAAAGAAATATGTTAACGTAGACTGGATGAAAATCGTTCGGCTGCTCTGCGAAAAGACAGATACCGTAAAGACTCCTATCACTGACAGAATAAAGTATGAGGGTGACAACCTTGGCTACATCCAGCTTACAATGCCGAAGCTCAAAGATTCTTACATCTACGTCTTGGATATTGATGGTAAGTTCGCCAATAAAACTGTAAGCGCCTACGTCCTCAAAACTGGTCAACAGCGCCGGCTTAAGGTGAAAGGCCGCACTCTGGAAGCTGCCCCAATCGAGAAAGGCGACATCCTTCGCATTGATGAAGAGCGGGATGAAGGCCGCTGGTCAAAGGACGAGCATGGCCAGTGGGTTCAATCCAAGACCGACAAAGAAACGATTCTTCGTAAGTACGTTCATGTGCGGTGAAAGGAGGTGACAAAGTGACATATAACGAAATCACTCAGATCCTCAAGTCAATGGTGATTATTGTGGATGACCGCGAAAAGGATACTCCACTTCTACATCAGCGGCTCTCATCGTTCCCGTGTGCTTATATGCGTAAGAGACTGGATTTCGGTGACTATAGTGCTGAGGTGACACTGCCCAATGGCGAAAAATTCTCGTTGGCAGACAAAGTAGTGGTCGAAAGAAAATATGACTTGACAGAGATTTGCGGAAATTTCACAACGAATCGCATCCGGTTCGCAAAAGAGTTCGACAGGGCTGCGGCCGCTGGAGCAAAGACGTACATACTCATTGAAAACGGTTCATGGGAAAAGATTCATAACGGTGCTTACCGCAGTAAGATGACTCCAGCTTCATTGTTGGGCAGTCTCACCACATGGCTTGCTCGATATAATTGCCAGATCATCTTTTGTGAGCCAGATACCACATCATGGCTGATCCATGCGTTTCTTCTCCACGAAATGCGTGAAGCGCTGACCCATTATGAACTACCGCAAAAACCTAAGAGAACAAGAAAGGGGACTGAAGATGACATCATCACTTGATTTTGAAGGTGAGCTGATTCTGGACGGTGTGCTGCTTGACAAGCTGGAAACACTGACAAAAAAGCTTCAGAAGGCCACAAAAAAGACCGATAAGGCAACAATCTTGTTGGATGCTAAGAACGAGATCGGTGAGAATCCGTTGTTTTTCTTCCTTGATTTTATTCTCGATCCGCAGATCACAACAGGAATCTCTAAGGCGAAAATCAACAAGAAAGTGCAAATCGTGGATAAATTTCCACACACTTTCCAAGATATCTGCTTATTCCTGGCGGAGTGCAACACCGGCTCTGACATGGCTTTGTCAATGGCAGCCAGTTATATCTACTGGAATGCTTCACATAAAGATTTTCTGATTCGAGTATTCACTAAGAATTTGCCCCTGGGTGTTGAAGCTGCTACGGTCAATAAGATTTTTGGCAAAGTGGTCATTCCGGTCTGGGAAGTCCAGCAAGGATATCCTATCGATAAAGTCAAACTCAAGCCGGGCACCTGGTTCAGTCTCAGCCGCAAGATGAATGGTAACCGGGGTACATTCTACCGTGGCAAGTTCATTTCCCGTCAGGGACAAGAGTTTACCGGCCTCGACCATATTAAGGACGACATCATCAAAGAGCTTGGCGATGAATCGCTGATTGATGAATATGTCTACGATGGCGAGCTGGTGTATCGTAATAGCAGAGGGCTATCAGACGGCGAGGCATTTCGGGTTGGCACTGGTATGTTGAACTCGGATGGAGATAAAAGCCAGATCAAGTTCGTTGTGTTTGATTTGATTCCTACTGATGAGTTTGAGAACGGCAAAGGCAGCCTTCCTTATGAAGATGGTTCTTTTGTTACGCCATATAAACTCCGTCGTAAATGGCTTGAAGATTTAGCCGTTACGATCGAGCAGAAAGGGCTCAAAAATATCCAGGTCGTGCCGATGGTCTACGAAGGTACAGATCAAAGTGTGATTCCTCAGTGGCTCGATTATGCAGTCAAACATGATTGGGAAGGGCTCATGCTTAATACATCGGTTCCTTATAAGCGGGCGCGTCACACTGGCTGTCTTAAAATCAAGCGTTTTTATACTGTTGATCTTCGTGTCACTGCAATCGAAGAGGGTCAGAACCGTCTGGCTGGTACGATGGGCGCTTTGGTTGTTGACTACAAGGGCAACGAGCTTCGTGTTGGTTCCGGTTTTGATGATGCTACGAGAGCTACCGTGTGGGCGAATCAGGGTGATTACATCGGGCGTATCATCGAATTAAAGTACAAAGAGGTCACAATGGATAAAAAGACCGGCCTTGAGTCCCTGCAATTCCCGACCTTTGTGCGATTCCGTGATGATAAGAACGAAGTAAGCTACGGCTAAGGAGAAAGTTATGAATCTTTCTAAGAAGTCCATTAAGCACATTCTTCGGATTTTGGACAACAAATGTATCGAGGTTCCTACAAAGACATTCGCTTATAGCAGTGGTGGACGTAGAATTTTGACTCGTGATTTTGAGCCAAAGGAGTCACACGGAACGAATGACTGGCAGCGAATCGTCTATATACCGTCCGAAGGATATTTCTACGGAATTTATAATGGAAAATCGGAAGAAGATTGGGGTATTCCAGATATCTGGTCTCCTGCTCAACTTGCTGATTTGTGAGGTGTCTTATGGTTGATTTCAGTAAATTAGCCGTCCCAAAGAAAGAACGACTTGAAGTTCAACTTACCGATGGCACAGAAGAACACAATATCAACTACGTCATCACGTCTCTGGCTACAATCAAAGGAGATAGGATCTATAAAAACTTCCGTCTATATTCTGTGGCCGATGATGGCCAATTGACTCAGCTGGAAAAACGGGATGGCGACCCATATTTCGATGCTTTGAAAGGAACGGTGTATGAACAATGAGAAGTGGCTTTTTGAAAGGTATCGACAAGCATTACGAGAAATTACAATCGCCCAAAATCATTTTGAGTGTTGCGAGTCTGATTATATCGATTGCGCAATTGATGATCTCGTTCACGCTGAGAAAGCTTTCGACCGAATCTTAAAGGAGATTCGCAATGAAAAATTGGACACGTCGATATCTGAAACTTCATTATCAAAACGAATCTCTCTGTTGGCGGCTTCGCTATGGAGAACGCTTCGAAATCGTCGCAGAACTGGATGAATTTTATTTTCTCTGGGCACATGGCACGATGATTGCATTCCCCAAGTATGGCAAGTACGCATACGACATTGAAACAGAGATCGTAAATACCGAATAAGGAGGGAGGTGAGGTCCCATGCGAGGGATCAATCAAAGAGAGCTTGGCCGCAAAGAACGCGCCACAGCAGAATGCGAGCGTCAGATTCGGCGCTACGGATATGAATGTGGTGAGGTTATTACATATAAATTGTCGCCAGAACAAATGAAACAGGTTTTGACAGGCAGAAAAACAGTGGATGATTTTATCAAGGAGGGGCAGTAAATGAAAGTCGAATTGATTTCGTATTCACAGCCGGTAAAGAAGGATGCAGACAAGAATCCGCTCAGTATCGCAGAGCTGGCAGCAAGTGTCTGTTATGATTCTGAGCCGACTGAAACTTATCGGATTGCAAAGGGATGTAAGGCGACCGGGCACACCTCGGTGCTTGAACACATCAGCTTTACGTTTCATGTCACCGGTGTCAGTCGGGCGCTTCTGGCGCAATTAAGCCGCCATCGGCATATCAGTCTGAGTGTTCGCAGCCAGCGCTATTGTGATGAAAGTATTATGCAGTATGTCAATCCATTCAGTGGGGAAGACGCGGATGTATTTGATGGCATGATGGCAGATATCTCCAATGACTATCGCATCTTGAAAGAGTATCACGGTGCTGCCAATGAAGACGCTCGTGCTGTTTTGCCCAATGCCTGCTGTACTGAACTTTATGTCACCATCAACGCACGGTCACTGATTGAAATGAGCCACCTGCGGCTCTGCACTCGTGCCCAGCGTGAGATCCGTGGACTGTTTATGGCAATCAAATTCCAGGTTTCTCAGGTTTGCCCCGAACTCGGCGCATGGATGGTTCCGTCCTGTGAAGCGAATCCTAAGTATCCGTTCTGTCCCGAGGGGAGTCGCTGCTGTGGCCGCCACCCGAAGCTGGCAGATGTTTATAAACCCAACGAGAGATAAGGAGATTACATATGAGCAAGATGTTCAATATCGAAAACTGCGATGTCACCATGGAAAATGGCTGCCTGCGTCTGATCTATCATACCGACGAACTGCTGATGCCTATGACTCTGGCAATCAGCAAGACCTATCACGATCTGAACGAAAAGGGCATGTATCTCTTTGGTCAGGAGGACTGGGTAGGGAATGTCGTTGAATGGAGCATTCGGAAGGAGAGTCCTATCTGGCATAATCTGCTGGCCGACATCTATAAGAATCATCACGATCTGTATTCTTCTATTATGGTTACTCCGGAAGACGATGAGTATGACGATGATGTTGATGACAACGACAAGGTTCTTGGTTACCTGACTCTGGAGGCCACTGGAGACATCGACGAGAAAACCGGCCACCGTATCGCTCATTTCAACACTGCCGATCTGGCGGCTTTGGACAACGGCATTCTTCACGTTCTGGCCGAAGCTTGTGGCATCAAAGATGGTGAGTATATGTTCCGCGACGAACTGATCAATGCTATGAGCCAGCAGGATATTGATATGGACGATTGCGATTACGACTGTGAGAACTGCGATTGTGCCGAAAAAATCTCTGATGGTGATGTTATCTGCCACCTCGATGAAGATGACGATGAAGAAGAGGATGACGAAGAAGACCTATGTGATGGCGATTGTGACCACTGCAAGAGCGATGCACCTGATACAGATAGCGACTGTTCTTGTAATCCAGTTGAAAACGAAAATACAGCACAGCCCGATGAGCAGCCGTATGAGTATGTGAATGGTCCCGCTCACTATCATGGCACCGAGTGCATCGAGAATATGCGTAAGCTGTTTGGCGACGAGGCTGTCCGCTGGTTCTGTATTTGCAATGCCTACAAGTATCGCTTCCGTGATGGTTCTAAGCCCGGTGTAACCGCAGAGCAGGACGAGAAGAAGGCCCATTGGTACGAAGATTATGCCGTGAAAATGATGAACGAACAACGCTACTATTGATTTGGAGGTGATGGAATATGGAGTACGTAATCAAACGCAATGGCGTAAAAGCTCCGTTCGACAAGTCTAAGATCGTGAATGCGATCGAAAAGGCGATGACCACCACCCCAGGCGGTATTGACTCTCGTGTATCGAATGCAATTGCGGATCATATCGCTGAAATACCAGATACTCTTTCTGTCGAGCAGATTCAGGATATCGTCATTGATCAGCTGAAGGCAAGTCCTTTTGCTGATGTAGCTGAATCTTATAGCCACTGGCGAAAGCTCCGTCAGGAAATTCGCGACAAGGAAAAGACGAATGCCAGTATCCTTGAAATCATCGACGCTAAGAACGATGCGATCAATCAGGAGAACAGTAATAAGAACCCCACCGTGAACAGCGTTCAGCGCGACTATATGGCCGGTGAGGTATCAAAGGATCTAACCGCTCGTCTTCTGCTGGACCCTGAGATCGTCAAAGCGCATGAAGAGGGCTTAATTCACTTCCATGATGCAGATTATTTTGCTCAGCACATGCACAACTGCTTTAAGAGCAATACTCGTTTTGTGACAGACAGTGGTGTAAAAGAATTTCGAGATTTCAATGACGGTGAAACCGTGAAAGTTGTCGGTTCTGATGGCAAATGGCACATCGCTACCGTAAAAAAGTATGGGAAGCAAAAAATGCAGGATGTTATGCTTCAAGCAGGTCGGTCTGTTAAGCATGTCTTCTGTACGGCAAATCACAGATGGTTGTTGAATGATGGCTCTGTAACCACTGAATTAAAAGAAGGAATGACATTGGTCATGCTTCCTGAGCTTTCTAAATACGAAATGGAATCCAAAGAAGATTATCAGGCATGGGCTACAGGATTTGCAATCGGAGATGGCCTTGATAAGAAAAATGACTATACTACGATTCGTCTATGTGGCAACAAGATTAGATACGCAGACAATTTTGTAAAAGCCGGAGACACCGTTACATATCCAGAATCTTATCATGGTGATGCTTACGTTTTACACAAGGGTGCGTTTAAACAAGATTTCCTGAACGCAAAAGCGTGGCGGTTCTTAGATATAAAAGGAAAGCAACATCTATTTGAAGGATTTTATGCTGCCGATGGTGCAGTAAAAGCCAATAAAGTTGCAACCTCTGATGATCGTGTGGCGGAGATGATTCGTGATATCTCTTCTGTTGCAGGATTTTATGTATCAAGTGAATCAGAAGTCGTTCGTGATACGAACTTTAAGAAAGAGGCACGACTGATTGAGTTCCGCTTTAGAAAGTATCAAATTGCGAACAATTTGTGGTCTGTGAAAAAGATTACGCCGTATCGACCTGAAATTGAATATGATGCTTGGTGTGTTGAAGAACCTGAAACTCATTCTTTTACGCTGGATGGTGGCATTGTAACAGGCAACTGCGATTTGGTCAATCTGGAGGATATGCTGCAGAACGGCACTGTTATTTCTGGTACTGGCATTGATAAACCACACAGCTTTTCTACCGCCTGCAACATTGCCACCCAGATCATTGCGCAGGTGGCATCCAACCAGTACGGCGGCCAGAGCATTACGTTGTCTCATCTGGCTCCCTTTGTAGATGTCTCCCGCAAGAAGATTACAGCAGAAGTTCATAACGAATTCTATGAGATGCTTCAGAATGATGATATCGAAAAAATGCCATCACAGAAAGCTATCGACCGTATTGTAAATCGTCGTCTAAGAGCTGAGATTTCTCGCGGTGTTCAAACAATCCAGTATCAGGTCATCACTCTTATGACAACCAACGGTCAGGCTCCTTTTATCACTGTGTTTATGTATCTGGACGAGGTTCCTGCCGGTCAGACTCGTGATGACTTAGCTGTCATTATCGAAGAGATGTTAAAACAGCGTATCAAAGGTGTCAAAAATGAAGTTGGTGTGTATGTTACTCCTGCATTCCCGAAGCTGATTTATGTTCTTGATGAGGATAATATCCATCCGGATTCTAAATATTATCACTTAACTGAGTTGGCAGCGCAGTGTACCGCAAAACGTATGGTTCCTGATTATATCTCTGCAAAGGTTATGAAAGAGCTCAAAGGCGGCGTGTGGACAAGTATGGGGTGCAGGAGCTTCCTCACTCCTGACCGAACTACTGAAAATGTGGCGAATGCAGGGAACTGGGTCAAGGGTCAGAAATACTATGGCCGCTTCAATCAGGGTGTTGTCACCATCAATCTGGTGGATGTAGCATGTAGCTCTGGTAGAGATATGAACGCATTCTGGAAAATCTTTGATGAACGTCTTGATCTTTGTCATCGTGCATTGCAGGCTCGTCATAAGCGGTTGCTCGGCACTATTTCTGATATGAGTCCTATTCATTGGCAGCATGGCGCACTGGCACGCCTGAAGAAGGGCGAGAAGATCGACAAGCTGCTCTTTGGCGGCTACTCCACCATCAGCCTGGGCTACGCTGGTCTGTATGAGTGTGTGAAGTATATGACTGGCAAGAGCCACACCGATCCTGAAGCAAAACCGTTCGCGCTGTCTATCATGCAGTATATGAATGATAAGTGCACAGAATGGAAAGAAGCAGAAAACATCGATTACTCTCTGTACGGCACTCCGTTGGAGTCTACTACATATAAGTTCGCCAAGTGCCTGCAAAAGCGATTCGGCATTATTCCTGATGTCACAGACCACGACTATATCACCAACAGCTATCACGTAAACGTTCGTGAGCATATTGATGCTTTTACTAAGCTCAAGTTTGAGAGCGAGTTCCAGAAGCTATCCCCGGGCGGTGCTATCAGCTATGTGGAAGTGCCCAATATGCAGCACAACATTCCGGCAGTTCTCAGTGTAATGAAGTTCATCTACGACAATATCATGTATGCCGAGCTGAACACCAAGTCCGATTACTGCCAGTGCTGCGGCTACGACGGCGAGATCAAGATTGTTGAGGATAACGGCAAGCTGGTGTGGGAGTGCCCAAATTGCGGCAACCGTGACCAGAGTAAGATGAATGTCGCCCGCCGTACCTGTGGTTACATTGGAAGCAATTTCTGGAATCAGGGGCGTACTCAGGAAATCAGAGATAGAGTCGTTCATCTTAGCGACAATTAACTTGTAAATAGATGTGGTGGGTGGGATGGATTTATGAAAGGAGCAGAATTTTGAAATCGAGTAGCCAAGTGATTTCTCAATTTGAAGAAATATTTACAGCGTTGAACATCAAATATTTCAATGGAGAACTTAAAAAGGCAATTATTACGGTTGGCACAAATAGTCGCATTCAAGTAGCACAAAAATTCGTAAATAGATCGATTTCTGGGAACACAACTTCGTTCGGAATAGAGCTTAACGCAAATCAGTTAAATAAGCCGATTGAAGAGACTGTTGGGAAAATATTGCACGAGATGGTCCATGAATATTGCTTGGAGAACAGCATCAAAGATACTTCTAATAATGATGTGTACCATAATAGACGCTTCAGGGAGCAGGCCGAAGCTCATGGTCTGATTGTAATTCGCAGTGAAAAATATGGTTGGTCTATTACAAGACCTAGTCAAGATTTAATCAGATTTATTGATCAACAAGGATGGAAAACAATGAATCTGACTGGAATTGAATTTGCAGATGAATCTGTAAATAAAAAATCAAGTACCAGACGTTGGATATGTCCAAAGTGTAAGACTATTATTCGTAGCACTAAAGAGGTGCGTGTTACTTGCACTGATTGTATGGAGCCATTTGTGAAAATTGATAAAACAAATCACTGTTTAAAAGTAAAAAACAGAAAGGCAGGTGATATCGCATGAATGATATTGCAAAATTCATTTCGGGTTTTCTTGGTTTTATTCTGTCGTGGTTCATTACGACTATTGTGCTATATGGCGGTTGGAAGCTGCTTGGGCCAGATTTTAATCTATGGGCAGCAACTGGTATTTGGCTGGTGCTGCTTATCTTTGGCAGATCTGCGAATAGTAAGAAGCAGTAAATAAATCAAGTAAGGGTGGGAGTGGTGGCATGAGAGGAGGAATACCAGTGAACTATATCAAGATAACAACACCAGATATCGCAAATGGAATCGGCTGCAGGGTCACACTCTGGTGCTCAGGTTGTTCCCATCGTTGTCCCGGTTGCCATAATCCTCAGACGTGGGATGCGGCCGCCGGTAATCCATTCATCGAAGACACCATGCAAGAGTTGCTTGATCTGCTTCGCCCCGATTATATTCAAGGCTTGACATTCAGCGGGGGAGATCCTCTGTTCGTTCAGAACCGGCTTATCGTTGGCTATATCTGTGAACGTGTTCGCAAAGAGTTCGGCGACACTAAGGATATCTGGATGTGGACTGGATACAAGTGGGATCAAATCAAAGATTGGGATCATCTGAACTATGTGGATGTTCTGGTGGATGGCCCATATATCGAAGCTCAGCGCGATATTTCATTGCCATGGGCTGGCAGCAATAATCAAAGAGTGATCGATGTCAAGCAGAGTTTAAAAAAGAACGAAGTCGTATTATGGAAGGAGAACTAATATGAACCCTATTGTAAAAGTAAACAAGATCTATCCTGACGCTCACATCCCTACTTATGGCACTGAGAAGGCCGCCTGTGCTGATGTTTACGCTTATATCCCAGCAGATCAGGCAGACCTGTATGACGAGCATGGTAACCCTATTATTTACATCCGTCCGCATGAGACCCGTATGATCGGTACCGGCCTGCGTTTTGCTCCTGCTGATGGTTGGGCTATCCTCGGATTTGCCCGCAGCGGTCTGGCATCTAAGAAGGGTCTGGCACCTGCGAACAAAGTTGGCGTGTTGGACGAGGATTATCGTGGCCAGGCTTTTATTCCTTTGCACAATCACTCTGATATGTCTCAGGAAATCGTCCATGGTGACCGTATCGCACAGTTCATGTTCGTTCCGTATTATCAGGCACAGTTCGATGTTGTCGAAGTACTAGATGAAACTGAGCGTGGTGATAATGGCTTCGGAAGCACTGGTGTTTAACAATTAAGGAGTATTGCTTATGCGATGTAGTTTTGGATATACAGTTAAATCCCCATATGTAGAAAGACGTGTTAAATACTATGATGAAAATGGTATCTATGACGAATCGGTACAAAGTGATGACGAATTGATTGTTATTGGGGAAAAGCTAAGAAATGGTGGTTATAGATATAACGAAGAACTTGGGAAAGCAGAGACGGCCATGTTCGAGACAGAACCAAACAATCTGCAATACAAAGAAATTCTTGCAAGATTAAATCGTGTTCGTGACAAATACGGTATCAAACACTGGGATGAAAAGGAGCGGGTGATGTAAAATGTTCTGGGATAAATCAAAAGAAAAGCCGTCAGAAGAACCTGAAAAGGCAGAAGAAGTCAAAGAGCAAAGACAATTTGAACCATATAGATGCTGGACTGTCTATGTCAACTATCGTCTAAGAAATGGCACAGATCATAGCTTTTCAGCTGACTATGAAAATTCCGATTATCGCGATAAAATGAGCCACAAAGAGGCTGGAGAAGCTATGGAATCGGATGCAACCAAAAAGAAAGAAGAAATAGAAGCACTGGTTGAAGAAAATCTTGGGCAGGAAACTGGCTGGATTAAACTCGGGTCGAACTATATTGCCAATCGAGATCTTGCAACAGTATCAGTGCAGCTCATAAAAAGTACAAGCGGAGCTTTTGATTGGAGAGACTAATGAACGATTTGATTCAAATGCCGAAAGGCGATTACATTATGAAGGACGCAGTTCGTGTCGATACTGGTGAAACTCGTACTGACGGATGGTATCCGGAATGGATCGGTATGACAATGCAGTTCCGTCCAATTTCTGTCGGCTGGATCGCTCAGTTCCGATATGTAAAAGACAATGAGGGTTATCCGTATCCAGGTGGGATGCACACGTCACCAGTTACTTCTGTCTCGATTACAGAAGATGAAAAAATTGTCAAAATTGAAACAGCACATACGATTTATACGTTTGAAAAAGTTAAGGAGGACTAAATTATGGCTAAGTATTTTTATGTTTATCACGTTAATGATGGCACCACTGATCGTATCGTAAAGATGTTCAACACCGACTCTGTTGTCAACGGTAAGAGGGGTACTTATATCGCTGAGAAAAAGGTTGCATCCAGTGATCTGCAGGGTTTTACCAGTGGCATCAAGGCGGCAGGTTTTCAGCTGAATCAGGAGCTCGCAAATGCTGATACTGCCGAACAGGAAGCAAAGCGAATTCTGGCTGCTAAGATGGCCGATTATCATGCCGCACGCGACGCATATGCCGAGGCGGCGGACAATCTGAAAAAGGTAAACGCCAAGTTTGGTATCTGATACATAATCGTAGTGGTGGGTGGGAGGAATAAAAATATGAATGTTGTAAAACACGGAACGAGTCAGACAAAAGATTCTGAGAAAATATATAAAGTAACTTGTGACTCTTGTGGCTGTGTATTTGAAGCTAAAAGATCTGAATTTCATGTATGGCCTTTGCCGGCACGACCTGTTAGTGAAACGGTAAGAAATTATGATAATACAGGGCGTCCGGCAGAGATCCAATGTCCTGAGTGCAAATGCACTTGTGGAATTAGAATGAGATTGCTTGCAAGAGAATCCGCCTTTTTACATGCATATTGTAGGTGATAGAAGGAGTAAAGAACATGACTTATACACTTATGTCTGTTCCAGAAGATAAAGAAGTCTGGTGCACTGGATTTCGATTTGATGATACGAAGGCCGGCATCAATTGCAAGCCGGTACAAGGATCTATTCATAATAAGGATTATTGGAACTCGAAGTTTAAAACAAAGAATCGCACAATCAGCGTGAATACAAATCAATCGTATTATGCATTTGCTGATACTTACGAAGAGGCTGCACATATTTATAATGAGATGATAAATACATTTCTTGTTGAGCTTGATAATAGGTACCACAAAATTGCAAGCTCATTAGAGGGCTGCTATCTATCGAATGATCGCGGCGTGATGTTTTAAGAGGTACTGAATTATGATTGAAGAATATGTAAAAATTTATTGTGACCGTTGTGGGGAAGAAGCACTTGTTAGAAAGGCACGTTTCCCAGACTGTATCGCGGGCTGCTATATTTCCGACTCTGGAAGATGGAGCTTAAAAGATAAAGGTGCGATTTCAGATTTGTGCCCGCAGTGCCGACGCGAATACGACAAAATGCTTCATAAATTCTTCTGTGAAGGCGTGAAGCGTGATGCCTGA